ATTACATATTACTGGGTATGGTGTTGTCCCCTCCCCTCTACACGTTTTTTCTCTAGGAAAAATCATTTCACAAAACGGGCCCCACCCTTCTTTTCTAGACAATTTTCTATACCTCAACGAGACCCCCTCCCCCACCCCATAGATTTATGACTTTGTCTAGACTATACTATACTCTACTATACTCTACTACTCTATACTATACTAAACAATACTACACAGTACTATACGATACTATACTATACTCTACTATACTATACTATACTACAAATACTCTACGATACTATTTGGATAATACTAATGTTACTAATCTAAACTAATACTAATGTTCTTACATGCTATCTTTCTAGTATTTATTCAAGTCACTATACTAATCTATACTCAGAAATAATATCATACCCAGATATGATAAATTCAAGTATCATCAATACTAATGATATTTTAACTCCAATACTAATACTAAAAACTGTGACAATAGCCTATTACTCTATATTACTTAATACCCTTATGTCACACTTTTCTAAAACTAATTAAAAACTAACACAAACAAAATACGTTATCGTCCGGATAATATAATAAACCAATAAGCAAATATAAAATATAAAATAAATAAATTAAATTAAAATTAAAATTATGCAAATTAAATCAAATCGCTTCGTCATTCGCAAATCATTAATTGGCCAAAATGCCATTATCAATGTCACTTTCAAAAATAATAAAACTTTTGAATATAATCATGATATCGCTTATGAACTCATGTCTTCAAAATTAAATGAAATGCCTTGCTTTTTAAAATATAAAAGCTATACTTCATCAACTTCAATACCAAAAATATTGCAAAACGCTCAAGTTTTATAATATTTTAATATTGCTTTTGAAAAATTGCTATAGACTATATTTTTCTTTGTAGAAAGAGATATATAGTCTTAAACCACCAACTACTTTTTATCAATAAAACAATTATACACTTACAAACTTAAAAAATTATGAGAAAATTCTATCACTTTGTATTAATAAAATTCGAGCAATTCCAAGAATTTATGGGAAAAGCACCTAGTGAAACGACTTGGTTTTAATTACAAACTAAAAACGATGCACTTTGGATAATATAATAAATGCAAAATTATACCTATGATTAATAAAATATTCGAACTTCAAACTTCATTTCAAATAATTTATTCGCACAAATATAAATTATATGACTTCACTATTATTGACTTGGAAAGTAAAAAAGTTTTACACCATTATCATTATCCAAATTTAAAAATTATAAATAAATTAATTCAAGAATATAAATAAACATTATGAAAAAAGTAACAATTACACTACGATCTTCACAATCCGTTAAAGAAATAAACAAAATAATGGAAGAAATGCTATGGGATAGTGAATTCAGCTATGAGTTTGAAGACGCGCTTTGGGTGATATCGAAAGATTAATTCAATCACAAACCAAATACGATTATCTTTGGATAATATAATAAACAATTAACCAAATATTATAAAATGGAATTATTATTTAACCCTTCTGACATTATTTCACATGAAAAATTAAAAACTTGGAGTAAAAAAGCTTTAACAGAATATATATTATATTGCACCTATATTAAATTTCCTGAAGATAGTTATGAAGAAGATGAACTTCCAATGAATAAATTAATTGCTAAAATATAATTAAAACTTTCCATGCCTGGGATTAGAAATACGGGTGATGCCAAATAGAAGTAATGGTTAATGCGAGTTCGATTCTCGCGACTTCAACTAAATTAATAAATTAAAAAATAAAATTATGGCAAATATGAGTACAGACATCATGAAAATCTCGTTAAAATTATTCAATAAATTTTGGCATGAGTTAAATTCACAACAAAAAGATACAGTTTTAGAAGCGTATTACGATTGGTGTTAATATTATGAAAATATATCAAGTAACAAATTTGTTTTTTCCAAACAAAAAAACATATCGCTGTGATATTGACGGTGATTCTATAGTTGGTGATTATGCATCAGTATCTGAATGGCGTAATGATAGACTTGAGAATAGTGATTATTACAAAGAATTAAAAGAATTAAACACTAAAGCTACTATTGAATTTTTGTCAAAAGACAAGGGTAACAAAGGTGATTAATAAATAATGTAAAAATTATGAAAATAAAAGTGAAAAATCAATTAAATTCTTTTGTTAATATTGATGAAGATGTAAACGTTATTTGCAAAGGATGTTTTGGAGGCGATCAAATTAACCAACATACGAAATTTGGTGGTGGTCAATTTAATATGGGCGCAGAATTTAACGGTGGTCAATTTAACCAAAAAACAAAATTCCTCGGAAGTCAATATAATTGTGATGCAACATTTAACGGAAGAATGTATTTTACTAACAACACAGTTTGGAAAGAAGGGATTTGGAAGCAGAATGATGATGGCACTTTTACCGAATGCAAAATAATACCTAAAAACTAAAACAATGAAAATAACAGTAAAACACTACGGCGAAAAAGTAACAGTCTCAACAAAACGAAATGATCTTTCTCTTGATGAATTTATGGATTGTGTAAAGACTATTGCTACAGCAATATATAACGAACAATTAGTAGAAAATTATTGGAAATAATGAAAACACCGATGCAAGAGTTGATTGAGCAACTCAATAGGGTAAAGCCCACAGAATTTTGTTCTATTGAAACAATTAAAGGATGGGCAGAACAAATGCTTGAGAAAGAGAAAAAGGTGGTGTGTGAGTTTGCATACAATTGCAGGAATATAATGGCAGCAGATGAATTTGCTATTAAACATTGGTACGACAAAACTTTTAACACTAAATAGAAATAAAAAACATTTAAAACAAAATACTATGGCAAATATGAGTTATTGCAGAATGCGAAATACTGCAAATGATTTACAAGATTGTATAAATGCAATTGAAGAAGGAGAATATACTGATGGAATAAGTAGAGAAGAAAGACGAGGTTTAAACGAAATACTTGAATTAGCTCAACACTTAATTGATAATCTTCAAGACGAAATTGGAGAAATGTCAATAGCATATTAAAAATGAAGAAGATAATTTATATAGACATGGACGGCGTTTTAGTCGATTTAGATTCAGAAATAAAAAAAACTGAAACTAAAATAAACGGCAAAATGAAGTTTTGTGGTGTTGGTTTTACTAATTTATTCAAAAATCCACAGCCAATAAGTGGTGCGATTGAAGCTTTTGAAATACTTAGAAAATCACCTAAATACGATGTCTATATATTATCTTCAGCTCCATGGCAAAATCCTGCTACTTGGACATACAAAAGACTATGGGTAGAAAAATATTTAGGCAAATCTGCTTTCAAAAGACTAATATTATCACATCACAAAAATTTATGTGCCGGTGATTACTTAATTGATGACAGATTAGCGAACGGTTCTGATAAATTCAATGGTGAATTAATACAATTTGGAACAAAAAACTTTGAGAATTGGAGTGTAATATTGAAATATCTTCAACCTTAATACAAATAAAATACGATTATCTATGGATAATATATTTATAAACAAACAATAACTATGCAAATGAAAAAAATTAAATTTTTAACCGGAAAACGTATATCTCTTGACGGAGTTATATATAAGCCTTATTTATTAAGCGAATTACCAAATAGCTTCGGCGTGATTTGGGATGAGAATCGAGAAGATTTTGGAATTTCACAATGGTTTAATTACAAAGGATTGACTTATGTCCGTAGTTAATATGAAAGAATTATGCCTCTATGTAGAACAGGCGAGAAAAAATCGTGCAGCGGAGCATAGACGCAAGCACTCACATGAAAAACTGTGCGGTGGACTTACAGACTCTGAATATAACAAGATGGTAATCAGACAGAAATCTAGCTTTCCCAAAGCTAAAAAGTTCACCCATAGTAAAATGTGGCAAGATACACACAAGAAATTTGATGTAAAACAGTTAAATATTATAAAAAAATCATGAAAAAAGATATTTTAAATTACATAGATTGGAATAATATTTGTAAGGATTATGATTTAGAAAGTGGTGATTTATCTTTAGATCATACTTTAACGTTAGAATATATATTAGAATATTTTATAAAAGCAAACAAATAAAATACGATTATCTATGGATAATATATATGTAACAAATAAAAACAGAAATTATGAGTAAGTTTTTTAATAAACAACTAATCGATGAATTAGTAGAAATAGCTCAACATGAAGGTTGGGAAATAATGGTAAATGATGTTTATAATCTGATTAATCTTGAATATAGTAACGAAAATAAAGAAGATAGATTTACATTGATGAAAACATTAATAAACGAAGTTGGTTTTGTTATTAAACAAAAGTTAATAATTAAAAATAAACATGAAAACATTAGGTTATTTTATAGTAGAAAACGAAATTGAAAGAAATGTATTAGAAGTAGCGCTCGATCACATGGAAGAGCATCTAATAAATATTAGCGATGAGGTAGATGTTAAAAATAGGCTCAAAGCTTGTAGAAATTTAATGAAAAAAATAATATATTAATTATGAATATTAAATATTGTAAATGCGGAAAAACAGTGCATCCAATACGATTAAAATTAGGTTATAATACTTGTGTAGATCATTCTACAGTGCAAACTTACTCTTATGTTCCAATTATCGAGCATAAAACAGGTAATACAATTCAAATCGTTAGCCAAGAAGTTAGTGCTTCAGTGCACAGAGCTTGGCGACGTAAATAAAATCACGGGGGTGATTGGTTTTGACATAGCGTAAAGCCTACAAGGAAACGTTATGGAAGAGGGTTCGAATCCCTCCACCTCCACTAAAACAAATAAATTATACATTATTATGGCTAAATACAACGGTTGGACAAACTACGCTACATGGCGTATAAACTTAGAAATATTAGAAGATATTGAATTTGAAAAACAAGTTTCTGCAGATTATTTAAAAGAAATAGTAGAAAATATAATATTCACTAACAAATCTGAAGGTGGATATATAGAAGATTACGCTAGAGCTTTTGTATCTGAAGTTAATTTCTATGAAATAGCTAAAAATATTAATGAAGAAAAATAAATAAATAAAAATGACAAAAACAGAAACAAAAAATCCAGAATTTTTAAAAGTAATGAATTACTTTTCAGATGTAACTTTTTTTGATAACGTAAACGGTGAAGAAGTTCATGTTCACGATTTTGCAAAAGATGATAATATAAGTTCATTTGGTTATATGTTCTGGTGGAATTTTGATGAACAAGAATGTGGTATTGAGTATATGAATACCCCGGGTTCTATTGAAAATGATGAACCTTGTAGAACTGCGCAAGATTTTATTAACTACATTGAAGACAGTATGTAAATATGAGAGATATTAAAATACCTAAACATCAAGAAATAGTTAATAAAATTAATGCTATGCAAGATTTTACTTACTATAAGAAAAAAAAGCGTAAATTAAGATATGTAGTTAGTTGTAATAACCTATATAAAGGCGAAAATCCATCAATGAAGTGGTTTAGTTCTAATGAAAAAATAGATGAAATACTTAAAGACGAAACGTTCGAAGGTATTGGAGGGTGGTTTGATAAAGAAAACAATATTTATTATGTAGACGCTGTGAAAACGTATTTAACTTTAAGCGTTGCTATGGGTATGGCTAATATGTTTAAAGAAAAAAGTATTTATGACACAAAAGAAAATAAAGTATTAAAAGTAAAAGATTATTATAAATTAGTATGAATAAATTAAGTTTATTAGAAAGATTAAGACCTGACATAAAGCAGCAATTAGATAAAGACGAATATCTTTATCCAGCTGTTATTAAAGATTTAAAGTTTTTATTATCACAACAAATTTTCTATAGCGATCTTACAGTTGGTCAAGTTATACAGTTGTGTTTATTTTCAACAATAAAAACGTACGATAGAACCTCTTTCAATTGGAAATATGGAGATGATTTATTTGAAGAAGAAAAAGAAAATATATGAATACAATACACCAAAAAGCAAGCGATAGAGCTTTTGCAAAGTTAACAATGCTATTGTTAGAAAAAGAAAAAATAGAACAAGACTTGAGAAAAAGAAATACTGGAGGTTTAACCTTAGAAGAGTTTAAATCTTTACATGAAGGTCACTTACAAGAAATAAAAATATGGAATTATATAGCAAATTTAATAGAAAAAAACACATAAATTATGAAAAAAATAACAGAAGAATTAATTAACGAAAGATTAGAAGCTAAAGGCTTTGGTGAAAATATAGCTAAAGACGAAGATTTAGTGCACGAAGCTGTGCTAGGTCACTATGGTTGTGAGTTAATTGACGAATGGGATGACAACGCGGAATACTTTATTTGCGAAGAGTCAACTGCTGATGGATATTCAGTGTACATTGCCACCTCAAATCCACGTCAAATTAATGTTAGTGAAGACGTACATTATTACGATTCAGACCTCGGTGAAATGCTAGCCGAAGCTATAAAATGGAGTAATGGCGATACAGAAGATCGAGTAAAAATATATGTTGAGGATCTAGGTGCACAATATGTTCAAGATGCAATGGAACAATTATTTGAAGAGCTTTCAGAAAGATTTGAAGAAGAAGTCTTAATGGATCTTAAAGAAGAAGGTTATTCTGAATAAAATAGAGTAACAGGGTGTGACATCGGTTGATTGTACTAGGAACTCGGAGAGGAGATACGGTACAGGGTATAGGTTCGAATCCTATCACATCCACTAATTATAAAACAAAAATTAATGACAGAAGAAGAAATGGACAAAATAGCTGAAATTATTGTCAATAAAATGATAAAAAAGCAAGCGGAATATGACCAAAAGTTTAAACAAGAGTTACAAATGATTATAGATAATAATTTAGAAGACAATGATTTAATTATAGAACTTAATACACAAAGTGCTTCTGATGTTGCTCGCCAAGAAATAGAAAGACTTAATAAAGAATTAAAAAACTCTATAGAGCAAGAAAATTACGAAAATTGTATTAACCTTGCTAATCAAATTAACTATTTAAAAGAAAAATATAAACTATGATAAAACCAATGTTAGCACATAAAGTTAACAATAATAAAATTGACTGGTCTGAAGATGTTTTTATTCAGCCAAAACTAGACGGTGTCCGTTGTGTATTCACTAAAGATGGTGCTTATTCTCGTACTGGTAAAAAGTTTTATAACTTACGTCACGTAGAACTTGAACTCAAAGATTTTTTTATCAAAAATCCATTTGCAGTATTAGACGGTGAGTTATATAATCATGATCTAAAAGACGATTTCGAACAAATCATATCGTTAGTCAGAAAACAAAAACCAACTGAAGAGGATCGCAGAAATGCACAAAATCTCATACAATATCATGTGTATGATACTATAGCCGAAGGTCCTAATTACAAAGATAGACTCGAGTGGTTGCAATCAAATGTAATCACCGATCAAACTGTAAGATTAGTATTAACTATGAATGTAAATAATTATAATGAAGCTAATAGATTTCATAATGATGTTTTCTTAAAACAAGGTTATGAAGGTTCTATATTACGCTTAAATCGTGCTTATGAGCAAAAACGCAGTTATAATCTTATGAAATTTAAAGATTTCAGCGATGACGAGGCTGTAATTATAGATTATGTCGCTGGTAAAGGCAAGAGACTTGGAACTCTTGGTAAATTTATTATGCGAGATGACTCTGGCATTGAATTTGGTTGTCCTCCGGGTAAAGGTTGGGACTACAGTAAATTAGAATATATATTAAATAATATTCAAGATTATATAGGTAAAAAAGCCACGTTCACTTATTTCGAAAGAACTAAAGCTAATAGCTACAGACATCCACAATTTAAAACAATTAGAGATTATGAGTAAATTAATATGGAAATTATACAATGAAAACATGATAAGCCAAGAAGTGGCTCAAATGTTACTAGATAAATACTATGAATAATGAATATATTTTATTTAGATAGAGATCCAGTGAAAGCTGCACAAGTACAATATGACAAGCATGTTGTTAAAATGATCTTAGAATCAGCTCAAATGTTGTGCACAGCACATCATCACTATGCTGAATTATTAGGTTATGACAATAGTTATATTCCTTACAAAAAAGCACACTACAATCATCCTTCAACAATATGGACTAGAAAAAATAGTAGAAATTACTATTGGTTGTTTAATCACATGATCGCATTAGGCAATGAATACACTAAACGTTATGGTAAAAAACACTTAAGCATAACCAAATGTTTTGAGGTACTTCAAAATTGTCCCTTAGGTATGCCATTAGGTGGTTCTTTTACAGAGCCACCTCAATGTATGCCAGATCAATATAAAGTTGATGGCGATAGCGTGTCAGCATATTGGAATTATTATGAAAACGAAAAACACACTGTAAAAAACAAGAATGAGCAAAAAATTATACGACATATTAACATTAAACAATTATAATGGTATTTCTGACAAAATCAAAAGAGAAAGAAAAAAAAGCGCGCCACGTGAAGTTTCTGGAGAGCAAGATAACAGAACTTTACAGCGAAGTTCTAAGTGAAGTTATAGAGGGCAATAGCCCTATAAACAAAGCAAAATTAATCAAAAAATATAATAATAGATTAAAATTATTAACATGGGTGTGACAGAAGAATTATTTGTTAAATTAAAACAAAAACAAAATAAATTCACAAAAGACAAAATTATATTTTGTACTTTAGAACCAGAAACTGTGACAAAAGCCCTTAAGTATAAATAGTAATAGGCTAATGTCACATGAAAGAAACATAGATTATTTACACAAAAGACGTATTGTCTATCGTAGAAATCCTATAAACGATAAACCAACGCAAAGGTTTGAGTGGGGTGATTTCTATGAAGACGGTACGTATGAGTGTTACACATTGTTTCGTAGTAAAGCTAAAATCACAACATATAAATCTTTAAAATGGCATTTGTTAGTGTTATGGTATCTTAATCCACAATTAGATCAAGATGATTTTGATGATATAGCTAGATTTTTATGCCATAAAGAAAATGGATTTATAACTTTTAATGTAATACCAGGTGTATTAAACAATATAATACATGAGGTTAGCATGTTTGACTTAGATGAACCTCCAAAAAACAAATTAAGAAAAATTATATTTAATGATTTTTGCGGTTTATCTTTAGAAGAAAAAATGAAGATAGTTGGTCAAATGATAGGTAAATCAAAAAAAGTAAATCAAGACGATATTTACGAATGTATGATAGATCTTAATGACACAGGTCAAAAGATAACAATATCTCGTATCGCTAATTTATTAAATTGTTCACCTAGAACAGTATACAGAACAATGGGTAATGAACTTAAGAAAGAAAAAGAATTGTTAAACAAACAAATATGAGTAAAGAATTTAACGAGTGGATGGCTTATATAGGTAATATATACTATGCCAATAACGCATTAATGGAAAAAGCATTTGAAAAACTAGAAAAAAATGAAGAAATATAACGTACAAAATTACATTAGATACAAAGAAGATGTTAAAAAATCTATGCCTAATGACAGAAAATATAATGAGTACAATAGAGACGAACTTATTATAAAGTTTTTACCACTTGTAGAAAATTTAGCCAGAAAATTCTCTACATCTCAACAAGCTTCAGGTGTTTTAACTATAAATGATTTAATTCAAATTGGATCTGAATCTTTGATAAAAGCGGTTGATAGAATTGAATGGGAAACATTAAACAAATCAGAAGACATCGAAAAAACTTTAAAATCATTTTTGTCGAAAAGAATAAAAGGCGGTATTAGAAGACAAATAGATATGGCTAGAGGTAACATGAGAATACCAGAGCATAAACTAAATGAAATACGTAGTAACCCTAAAGACAAACAAATGGTTGAAATGTTTTTTAATAGTATATTCTTAAGTATAGATGCTCAAACTTCTAACGACGACGAGGAAAATATGATATATCAAATTGCAGATAAATCTGAACCATATAACATACAATTTCTTAACATTTATTTAAAAAGTTTAATGGAAAAACATTTAAACAAAAATGAATATGAAGTGCTTAGACTTTCTTACGGTCTTGACTGTGATCCGCATTCTGCAATTCAAATAGCAGAAAAATTAGGTATCAATGGTACAAGTTCTTACGTTAGAGTATCTGAGCTTAAAAAACAGGCTGTAACCAAATTAATAGAAAGCGTAGATCACTCACAAGTGCTTGATTTTCTTTAATTTACTTCAGTAAAACTGTTTTTATATATGTAATTATATTAATAACCAAACCACATACCAGTATGACATTAAATGAAAAATTAGCAACAATTCAGACAAAATTTAAATCAAAGAAAAGTAGATTTAATTCATTCGGCAAATATTACTTCAGATCAGCCGAAGATATCCTTGAAGCAACAAAACCCTTTCTATTAGAGTTAGGAGTATCAATTAGAATTGACGAAGACTTAATTGAAATGAGCGGTATACCTATTATTTGTTCTACAGCTACAATAAGCGACGGTGAAGATCAAATACGCGCTACAGCTATAGTCGGTGTTGATTTAGAGCAAAAAGGCATGCAAGTACCTCAACAATTTGGATCTGCTTCAAGTTACGGGAAAAAATATGCGTTAGGTAATTTATTCCTAATAGACGACACTCAAGATTCAGATGCAACAAATACTCATGACAAAACAGCAAAAACTAAAGTTGCATTAACATCCAAAACAGATCCTGCTTTTAATAAAGCAAAGGAATATGTAAAAGCGGGTGGTAAACTTGAAACAATTAAATCAAAATATGCCTTGTCTAAAGAAATCGAGGCTGAACTAAAAACCCTATAATGGACAAAGAAAAAGTGTTAAAGAAGTTAGAAATAGATGAGCATTATTATGGAGAATTTGGTAAAAAATTCTTAAGTAACTCTGATATATCAACTTTACTAACAAACCCTTTGGCTTTAGGTAAGCAGTCGGAAAAATCTCCAGCTTTTTTAGTTGGAGGTTATTTCCACACTGCAATTCTAGAACCTGATAAATTAAAAAACTTTAAAATAATTCAATCAACAACTAGAAACACTAAAGCGTACAAAGAGATCTCCGATGGAGAATTATGCTTATTGCAACATGAAGTAGATCAAATAGAATTAATGACAGATAAAGTTTTGTCTAATGATGTTTGTAGAGATCTTATTCGTGGTATAAATGTAGAATACGAAAAACCAGGTGTAACAGAACTAGAAGGTTTAGGATGGAAAGGTAAAGCTGATATAGTTAATCATGACGAAAGATTAATCATCGATTTAAAAACTACAGCTGACATAAATAAATTTAAGTACTCGGCTTCAAAATATAATTACGATAGTCAAGCTTATATTTATAGTAAACTTTTTGGTTATGAGTTTTTGTTTATAGTTATAGACAAAACAACACATCAAATAGGAGTATTCGATTGTTCTCCTGAATTTTATAACAAAGGCGAAGATAAAGTTAAAAGAGCATCAGAACAATATAAACTATTTTATCAATCAGAAAACTTCGACCCTAATCAATTTTTTATTAACCAAACCCTTTAAAAATGAAAAACCCAAAAAACCAAATCAAAACATTTAGAACTTGTGTAGTTACAGGATTAAAAACAGATTCATCTAATTTTTATAGAAATCAAAATCACGTAAAAGCTGTAGACAATATTAGAAGAAATACTGGAGTAACTAAAAAGCAATTAATGAGAATGTTTAATCAATTAAATACATATTAATATGGCAAGTATTATTAAAACTAGTATCAATTTAGATGCAATTCCCAAAGATAAGATTATCATGGGCAAAAAAGGTAAATATTTACCTTTGACGTTTACTTTAAACGATGAGGTTGATAATTACGGTAATCAAGGTCCTGTTACTGTTGAACAAACAAAAGAGGAAAGAGATGCCAAAGCACCTAAAGTTTATTTAGGTAATGTAAAAGTAGTTTGGACTAATGGCACAAACGTAGAAGCTGCGCCTAGAGAAGGTCAACCAGCGCAAGCTATGAGCAAACAATCAGTAGAGGACGATCTACCATTTTAATTAAATTAAATGCAAGTAAACGAAACAGAGATCAATGGATTTTTGATTGATAAATTCAATCAACATGAGCTTGAAGTAGGTAAAACACAAGGGGTTTGTCCTTTGTGTTCTTCTGATAGACAACCCAAAAACCAAAAAGCAAAGTGCGCTTCTTATGATTGGGAACGGGGTCTCGGTACTTGCCACAATTGTAATAAATCATTTCAATTACATACTTATCAACGCAAAGGTGCTTCAGAAAAAATATATGTGAGACCTTTAATTGATAATGTTTCAGCTTTACAATCTAATTCTAAAGTTATTGAATGGTTTAAAACTAGAGGAATATCTCAGGAAACTCTCAGGGACTTAAATGTCTCTGAGGGACCTGAGTTTATGCCTCAAACCGGTAAAACCGAGAATGTTATAAAGTTCAATTATATGATGGGCGATCAACTTATTAATATTAAGTATCGCGATGGTAGAAAGAACTTTAAATTATATAAAGGCGCTGAGAAAGTTTTTTACAATATAAACAATATTGTAGGTTACGATCATTGTGTTATAGTAGAAGGAGAAATGGACGTCTTAGCTTTATACGAAGCTGGAATAAGTAATGCTATATCTGTACCAAATGGTGCTACATTAAATAGCAATAATCTTGAATATTTAGATAACTGTATTGATTATTTTGAAGATAAACAAAAAGTAATTATTGCCGTTGACTCTGATGAAGCTGGTCAAGCTCTACAAACTGAATTAGTTAGAAGACTTGGTGCTGAAGTTTGTTACATAGCTACTTTTCAAGATTGCAAAGATGCAAACGAATATTTATTAAAGTATGGAAAAGAACAACTGGCAAAGCGTATTACAGGGGCAAAACCTGTCCCACTTGAGAATGTTACAACGTTCAGGGATATTGAAGGAGAAATCACTGACTTCGTTAAAAATGGGTTTAAACCTGGTTTTCAAGTTGGATTGGAAAACTTTGACAATATATTTTCGACTTATACTGGTCAATTTATTACTGTCACTGGCATTCCATCGTCTGGTAAGTCGGATTTTGTCGACCAAATGTGTGTTGGATATAACAAAAACTACGGTTGGAAAACGGCATTTGCTTCTCCTGAAAATGCGCCAACGTATTTGCATGCACATAAGCTCATGCGGAAAGTGTGGGAATATATGCCGAGTGCACAAGATATTGGTAATGACAAATGGAATCAAGTAGCAGAACATATTAACGACAATTTCTTTTTTATAGATATGGAGCGTTATACTTTAGAGTCTGTGCTTAGAAAAGGTGCTGAACTTGTAAAACGTAAAGGTATCAAATGCTTAGTTATAGATCCATTTAATAAAGTAAGAGACGTAGATGCAAAATCTGATGACGTTAATAGATACACAATGGATTATTTACAGAAGATAGAAATGTTTTGTAAAAAATACGATGTATTAGTATTTATTGTAGCGCACCCAACTAAAATGTATAAAGATAGTAATGGTAAAATTGAAGAACCTACTATGTATAACATTAAAGGTGGCGGCGAATGGTATGATGCTAGTTATCACGGTTTACTAGTTCATAGAGATTATGAAGCTAAAACAGTTAAAGCTAAAGTATTGAAAGTTAAATTTCAAAACCTTGGTGAAAACGGTGCTGAAGCTCATTTTAAATGGGAACCAAAGTCAGGATGTTTTGTTCCACATGAACCCATAAATATTTCTGATGAAAAAATGCCTTGGGAATAAATGGCTGGTTGGAAGAATCCTTGGGATATGGGAGAATGTAAGCCATCAAAAGAGCAATTTGATGCTTATATATGGTGCATTAGAAATAATATAAAAATATATCCTGTAGGTATACCTGGCGGAGGCGCTTGGTTTATAGAAATAGAAAACAATAACAAAAAAAATAGGACACCTAATGTGTTTATTAAAACACAAATATGGGAAAAACTATTTGAATACTGTAAATACTACTACGACAAATATGAGAAATAAATTTATAAACGCTGATGAGGCTTATGAATTTTTAATGAATGAGATTATTATAAATGGTTTAGATTTTGATAACACTAAAGCACTGTTTAATTGTGGATTTTATATATTAAATCCAGAAGACAATCACATTAAAAATAAACACCGTAAATGGAGTTTAAAATACGCTGAAGCTGAATGGCAATGGTATTTGTCAGGTGATCCTAATATTAATAAGTTAGGTGAAATATATGGCAAAATACCTCCAATATGGCAACGTATGGCCGATGAAAATGGTAATGTTAATTCAAACTATGGTTATCAATGGAAACGTAATGCGCAGATAGATTATATATGTGGCAAATTAAAAGCCAATAAAAATACTAGACACGCAGCTATAAGCATATATGACGCTAAAGAATATGATAAATACAAAACAGATACTCCATGTACTTACGCAGTTCAGTTTACGATTATAAACAATGATCTTTGTATGTCTGTCTACATGCGTTCTAATGACATCTGGTATGGTTTCTGTAACGATCAGTATCAGTTTTCATCATTGCAAAAAATGATTGCAAAGAGACTGAATTTAAACATTGGTTGGTATTATCATCACGCACATAACATGCATTTATATAACGATAAACTATAAAAAAATATGTATTATTTATACCATATACCCGGTAAAAAGATTGGCGTTACACGTGATCTTAATAACAGGGTAACACAGCAACAAGGCTTTGCTGTAGATGAATATGAAGTTCTACTTACTAGCACAGATATAGATTATATATCTGACATGGAAATAGAACTTCAACAGTCTTACGGCTACAAGAAAGATAGAACATTATACAAAAATTTATTTAAATCAAATATGAAAATAAACCCAACAGACCAAACAAGTACATTTCCAGTTCCATTAAATAAACTAAAAGGCCATCTTATGGATAATCTAGGTTTAACATGGTCAACTCCTCAAGGATATGACTTTGAAATAACGCCAGATACGATCAAATGGATAATGTCTAACGCAACAACTTCAATGTTTAATAATAATCGTTGCTACATTTATAATAAAGCATTCTACGAAGCTTTTAAAGATGCAATTAAAACTCCAAAAGAAAAAACTTTAGAAGATGTTTTTGTGCAATCAAATTTAACAAATTATTTCCCTTTAATTAGAGATTGGGCAGAAGATAGAGGTATATATGAGCACGGTAATTCTCACACTCAATATGTTAAGTTAATGGAAGAAGCTGGCGAACTAGCTAAAGCATTGCTTGATGATAATATTGATGAAATAGAAGATGCTATTGGCGATATGGTTGTTGTTCTTACAAATTTAGCAGAACTTAATGACCTTAAAATTGAACGTTGTATTGAAACTGCATACAATCAAATTAAAAATCGTAAAGGAAAAATGACTAATGGAACTTTTGTAAAAAACTCATAATGAATATAGAAACTAAAGACGAAATAGTATTATCAGTACTTAAAAAAATGGACCAACGTAGTATTATAGGCCAAAAAAAATATGGAGCTACTATGATGCAAGAAATTGTTGGTGAAAAAAAAGATCTAAATAGATTTTTAATAGATGTTCAAGAGGAACTTATGGATGCATTACTTTATATAGAAGCAGCTAAACAATGTTTGCGAGACGAAATAGAAGAATGTATGTTAAGACGTATGGACATTATAAGCCAAAACGGCAACACTGGAGAGCATTATGAGGAAAATGCTTGGTAAAAAAAGGAGTGGTAAAAAAGGTCCCGTTGTAAGTAAGAAAGTTGTTTACGACGGGATTAATTTTGCTTCAGGATTAGAAAAATATATGTACATAGCTTTACAAAAAGCTAAAATCAAATCTAAATACGAAGGAGAAACTTTTGTATTACTTAATGGTTTTCATTTTGAAAACGAAGTTTATGAAAGACAATCTAATGGAAAAGGATCATATATAAATAGAGGGGGTAAACGTATACTACCAATTAAATATACACCAGATTTTATAGGTGATAATTTCATAATTGAAACTAAAGGTAGATCCAACGACTCTTTTCCAATGCGCTGGAAGTTATTTAAAGAATTAGTAACAAATCAATTTCCAGGATATACATTATATAAACCACAAAATCAAAAAGAATGCGACGAGACGATAAGCATAATCCTTTCGAAGAGAAAAGGATAGCAAGACAAAAGTACGCCGAACGCCAAATTGAAAAGTTTATAAAATGGAGTTGGGAAAATAGAGGTAAAGTAAAGTACAAAGAATTAATTGAAATGCAAAATCAATATGGTATAAAGTGTTATGGCTAAAGTAAAATCAAATGAATTTGCTTTCAAGAAAAAAGCAAAGGTTAAAAGACCTGAAATTCACGCAAAATCAAAAACAAGTAGTTTAAAACAAAGCAAAAATTATGTCAAAAAATACAGAGGACAAGGAAAGTAAGCAGTGGTCGTTAGAAATAGGACTTTATCCAGGTGTACTATTTGGAATAAGATCTTATGTTTACGAAGAAAGTACAGTATGGGTTTTATATTTACCGTTTGTAGATATAGCATTAGAAGTAGATAATTAATGAAGGAAGATTTAGAAAGTAAACTTCACAGTATAGATGTTTTTACGCGTGACATATTAGATGACATGCGTAAATTATCTATATCAACTTCTAAAGCTGATATGATGGCTCATATAAATGCATGGAAAAATAATCTAAAAACAATTAAAAAAATAATAGAATTATAATGGGATTATTTGATAAAAGAATACCTTATAAACCTTTTGAATATCCAGAATATTATACAGAAGGTTGGTTAAAACAAGCTCAAGCATTTTGGTTACATACTGAAATATCAATGCAAGGAGATATTAAAGATTGGAAAGAAAAATTAAATGATAAAGAAAAAAATCTTGTAGGTAATATTCTATTAGGTTTTGCACAGACTGAATGCGCAGTTTCAGATTATTGGACACAAAAAGTAGTTAGTTGGTTTCCTAAACACGAAATACAACAAATGGCAATGATGTTTGGTTCTCAAGAAACAGTACACGCTGTAGCTTATAGCTATTTAAACGAAACATTAGGTCTTGAAAATTATGAAGCGTTTTTACACGAACCAGCAACAGCACAAAGATTTGACAATCTAGTTGCTTATGAAGGTACAGATCAAGTTGGTATCGCTAAATCGTTAGCTGTATTTTCTGCGTTTGCAGAAGGCGTTAGTTTATACTCTGCATTTGCTGTTTTGTATTCTTTTCAATTACGTAATCTTTTAAAAGGTATAGGGCAACAAATGAAATGGTCGGTAAGAGATGAATCATTACACAGCAAAATGGGTTGTCAGTTGTTTAGACAAATGTGTAACGAAAATAATCAATTATTGCATCTGTGCCGAGAGGATATTATAAAAGCTGCTGAAACAATGGTAAGTTTAGAAGTAAAATATATTGACAAGATGTTTGAAATGGGAGACGTTGAAGGAATATCATCTAATGATTTAAAACATTTTATAAAGAAAAGAGCAAATGAAAAACTTGTTGAACTGGGTTACATCGACCTTGGCGGATATTTCGCGTATGACAAAAAAGCATCCGATAATCTTGATTGGTTTTATCATCTTACCGGTGGTGTTACTCATACCGATTTTTTTGCTATACGACCGACTGATTATTCGAAAGCGGGAGAAGGCGAAGACTTTGAAGATATTTGGTAACATTATAACAGAGGAAGAAATAAAAGATACATTATATGAAAGAACAGAAATTGATAGAAATGAGCAACAAAGTAGAAACACTAGGTCAACTAGTGACAATGCTTTTAAACGAGGTAAACAATCTCAAGATTTTGTCTTTTGGGAACAATAACACTATGAAGTTAATGCCAGGTTATGAAGAAGCTATAGAACAATTAAAAGAAAAATCAAAAGCAGAGACAGAAAATGTGGAATAACGAATGGAAGAAAGGCGAAGATTATCCTGTTTGGGGAGATACTGAAGTTTATAAAAAAACAATATCAGGAGGTTATTTATTTCACGACGAATCTCCGAGAGAAGCTTATGAAAGAGTAGCTAAAACAGTAGCAAGAAGATTATACAAACCAGAGTTAGCGACTAAGTTCTTTGATTACATTTGGAACGGATGGTTATGTTTAGCATCACCAGTTCTTAGTAATACTGGTACAGATCGCGGTTTACCTATTAGTTGTTTTGGTATTGATGTTGCTGATAGTATACAAGATATTGGACAGAAAAATTTAGAGATGATGCTACTCGCTAAGCACGGCGGTGGAGTTGGTATCGGTGTTAATCAAATAAGACCCGCTGGCGCTAAAATTACAGGTAATGGAACATCAGATGGAGTCGTACCATTCTGCAAAATATATGACTCAACAATCCTTGCAACCAATCAAGGATCTGTTAGACGAGGAGCTGCAAGCGTTAATATCAACATTGAGCATGATGATTTTGAAGAGTGGCTTGAAATACGAGAACCGAAAGGAGATGTTAACAGACAATCGCTTAATCTACATCAATGCGCAGTTATTGGTGATAAGTTTATGCGAAAACTTGAACAAGGAGATGCGGATGCTAGAAATAGATGGAGTAAACTTCTTAGAAAACGAAAATCAACTGGCGAACCGTACATATTGTTTAAAGGAAATGTTAACAAAGCAAATCCGGAAGCATACAAAAGCAATGGATTAAAAGTACATATGACAAATATATGCAGTGAAATTGCATTGCATACAGATGAGAATCATAGTTTTGTTTGTTGTTTGTCGTCATTAAATTTAGCTAAATATGAAGAGTGGAAAGACACTAACCTTATATATGACTCCATTTGGTTTCTTGATGGGATTATGGAGGAATTTATTCAAAGAGCGAAAGGACTTAGAGGTTTTGAAAATGCCATTCGTTCTGCTGTTAAAGGACGAGCGCTTGGGTTGGGTGTTCTTGGATGGCACACCTATCTCCAAGAACTTGGTATTCCGTTTGAAGGTTTACTTGCTCAGTTTGAAACTAGGAAAATATTTTCGCAAATTAAAATCGAAAGTGAAAGAGCTTCCAGATCTCTTGCTGAAATTTATGGTGAACCTTTGTGGTGCGTTGGCACTGGTATGCGTAATACTCATTTGCGTGCTATTGCTCCCACTGTTAGTAATTCAAAGCTTAGTGGCAATATATCCCCGGGAATAGAACCTTGGGCAGCAAATGTATTCACCGAACAATCTGCTAAAGGAACTTTTATTAGGAAAAACCCGACATTATTAAAGCTTTTAAGAAAGCATAAATTAAATACAAATGAAATTTGGGACAAAATTCTTGCAGATGGTGGTAGCGTTCAAGATATATCTGAACTTGATGAAATTACTGTTGGCACCCACGAAATCCCTGCGAAAGAAGTATTTAAGACGTTTAAGGAGGTTAACCAATTAGAGTTAGTAAAACAAGCTGGAATAAGACAGCAGTATATAGATCAATCAGTTAGTTTAAATTTAGCTTTTCCAAGTGAAGCTACTCCAAAGTGGATTAATCAAGTCCACATGGAAGCGTGGAAAAACGGAGTTAAAACATTATATTATACAAGAACTGAGTCTGTATTAAGAGGAGATATTGCTGCTGCAGCAATGGATCCTGATTGTTTAAGTTGTGATGGATAATAAAAAAGGGGTCTCGTTTGAGGCCCCTTTTTTTTGGTTACAGGAACTTTAGGTATGGTACGCCTATTTGTTTTGTTCCTTTTTTTTTAATAATTATAAATTGTACAAGTACTAATTTTATGATAAGGTTTTAGACCTCAGAATCAACGTATCGACCTTGACCACCTCCTTTAGCAATAAATTTTTTGCTTACGACAACATCGGGTTTATCAGAAAATATATTACTATATCCTTCATATTTAGTTTTTAATTTCCTGCGTCTTCCAGTATCATCAACGTATTTCTCTTTAACAATCGTTTTATTACCTCGATTAACTTCAACTCTTTTATAACCAGCGTCTTCAACTTCATTCACAGGGTCATAACCTTTTTCTACATTTCTATGACGTAACTTAAATTTGTTAGGTGATTCATCGCGCACGCAGTTATTAACCATTTTAGTTCTACCACTTGCTGTTTTCTTACCGCTTGGTGATTCTTTTTTTCCTTTAGCAACATAACCTTTCCAGCACGTCATCTTTTTATACAATGGTGATTCCATATTAACAATTTATTAAGTATTCATATTCTTTTTGTACATCAAAACTAGGACATGCTTTAGCGGCGAATTCGTTGTGACCATGCAACGTAGCGCCTTTATAAGTGCCAAGCAGCTCGTTAAGCAAACAATCTAATGCTTCTTTTTGTTTGTCTGTTCTAGTATCTTTTGGTTTAAAATTCAAAGCATCTATACCGCCAACATATACAACACCTATTGAATTTTTATTCAACCCTTTTGTATGAGCTCCCGCAACTTCTATTGGTCTACCTGTATGAATAGAACCATCTAAATAAACTACATAATGATAACCTATATCAGACCATCCTTGAGCTTTATGCCACAGCCTAATATCCTCGACAGTAGTATGTCTACCTTCAGGCGTAGCAGTACAATGTAATATTATTTTATTTATTGTTCTCATTTTTATTTTTATTATCTTTAATTTCCTTTATTTTAGCCAACGTATAGATTATAGAGACTAATAATAAAATTATCTTCAACGCCATTTCGACTTGAGTAAATGATACAACTAATGAAAAGCCATTTAAAACATATAATCTTATATCGTTAGCAAAGTTCATTTAAAATTATTTAAAAGTTAATTTCATCAAAAATTGGTTCCATTTAGATTTCAATAGTTGATTAAATTTAATTATATTGTTCCCTAGTTTTACAAAAAATTTTCCCATTGTGTTTTATTTATTAGTTACCATTTTACTTTATCTGCCCAATACGCGGCAGACATTTTTCCTTTAGCTATATTTTTAGCGTGTCTTGCTTTAAATGATTTGCGTTTAGCTTTCATTCTATCAGATTCACCTTTTTTTGGAGCACCAGCTGTGCTAGCTCCTTGTTCACCAAATCTTATAATCTTTTCAACTCCACCTTCACAAGCTTTAACTACATGTGACTTTGTTGGATGACTAGGAGTTCTCTGAGGTTTGTTGCATGCCATTTCTTTTTTAGCAGCCATTTGAAAAGGTGTGATCTTAAACATAATTATTGTTTTTTACTCATTAATTCTAATATCTTATTAACTCTATCTTCTTCATATTTTAAAGCTCTAATTTCTTTTTTACTTAAACCAAAGTTAGTTAATGTTTTTACTTGATCTGGTTTGTTCTCGGCTTTAATTGAATCAAATTGTTTTTGTAATCTTTGTTCAGCTGTTAGTTTCTTAGGTTTAACCTCTTCTTTTGGTTTAACTTCTTTTTTAGTAGATTCTACTTCTTCTTTAGTTTCAATTTTTTCTATAGGTTTATTTTTTAACTCTATAATTTTATTGACTCTATTTTCTTCGTATTTTAATTCTTTAATTTCAGCTTTAGTTAAACCTAATTCTTCCAACATTTGCTTTTGTTCAGCAGTGTTAGTTTGGTCCATCATTAATTTAACAGCTTCAGCAGCTTCTTCTTCTGGTGTTAAAGGCTCAACAGCATCAAAACCACCGTAATAAGGTAAACCAACGTCGTAAGTTGACCAACCTAAAATTAAAGCTATTTTTTGCCATCTTACAGAAAGTTCGCTAAATATACCTCTCATGTTGTTTGTTTTCTTAACAACTCTGTCTACTGGCACGTTAGTTAAACCTGTAAATACTTGAGCTACTGCTAAGTAAGCTGGATTATCTAAACTCCAACCTTTTTCTTTCATTTCTTTTTTATTCCAACTAAAAGATCTTAAACCTCCATATATTTTACCTACTTTAGATCCTAATGGCGGAGAAAAAGCAAACAAATCCTCAACAGCTTCTTCGTATTCAGGTCTTTTTTTATCATTTTCTTCCATTAAAGTTAACAAAAAGTTTTTTAAGGAAGATACAGCAGCCCCAGTTATACCAAGTCCTCTAAGTTGAGAATCAAGCATACCATTTGCAACTTTAACAGCTTTTTCTTTACGAGTATTTTTTAGCTCTTCTTTGCTATCATCATCGTCATCATCTCCAAAACCAATAGCATCTATAGCTGATTGAAGTGTATTGAATAATAAGTTTTGAACAATACCATAGTATATTATTTTAGAAACATTAGCTTTAGCATTGCCTCTACCGTTAACAAGATCTTGTATAGCTCTTTTTTGAATACGAGCATACTGCATTGGTGTATTTGCCCATGCTAATATAACTCTACCAGCTGTTGACGCTTGTTGTTTACTAATTCTAACCGGATTGCTAGACTGTTGACTTTCTTCTGCTATTGCTCTAAAATCTTCAAAAGCACGTTGTTCAGCTAGTTTAGGATCCATACCTGATTTAACTAAACTTTTTATTCTATTTCTATAAAATGTAGAACCTCCACTAGCTATAGCAAAACTATCTGCAATTTGAGTCATAACAAATCCTTTGTTAAGGATATAAGAAATAATAGCAGTCGCTTTATTTTTAGAGTTAGCAGCAGCATCAGCAATTTCAGATTCACTTATGTTTATCTTTAAACCATTTCTACGTTCAACAAGATAATCAGAATTCATTAATGTAATAAAATCTTTCCAAAATTGTTTTTGATTAGCAAATGCTAAACCTGCTTTAAATATATTATTATCACTCCAGTTTATAAAGTTTACAGATGATATAGTTTGTAACAAGGCACTTCTAGTATTCAAAAACATAACAGCACCAACGGAATTGTTAAGCCAATCTAATATACCTTGTGTAGTACTATCACCTCCTTTGGGTCTATTACTACCAGACTTCATTCTACGGATAGAATCCTCTATAGCTGCTCGCCAATTAGTACCATAAGCAGCTTCCATTTTATTTAAATTTTCTTCTGAAAATATAATATCAACATTTTCTCTAAACTCTTGTTGGTACTCGGCTCTTTTAACTGTATTTATATCATTAATAATATCAGAACTTATAGTACCGGCTAACCAACTATCAGATGGTGAAGGATATGGTTTGTCTTTTTGTATAGTAAAAAGTTGCTCTGCAAATACTTTTAATTTAGGATCACTTTCAACAAATGAAGTTAAATCTTGAATATCTTTTTTACTTAAACCAGGAATTTCGACACCTTGACTTTGCCATATAAACACTCTTATAGCATGAGAATAATTAAACTTACCTATACCAGTTTGTTTGTTAAGTGTTTTTGGTAATGTTTTAAGCTGTGTTTTTAAAGCAATAAAATCGTTCATTGCAGCTATCTTAGCTTGAGTTACAGATATTTCAGATCTATTGTATGTATCTAAAAGATTTTGTTTTAGGAACGCCATTTGTGCATCACCTTTTTTACCTTTACCTATCATTTCATACAATAAACCAGTAAAATCTTCTGCGCCAGCGGGTATAAAGAAATTGTATTTACCTTTTCCAGCGCCAACAGTTCTAGCTTTAGCTGCTGAGTATTTTTTATAAGTTTCAATACCAGCTGTATCAAAAATCATATCATTAATAACTCTATCAAAATCTTGTCTTTTACTAGCTTTAGCTTGTTGAACTTTAGACTTAACGTCAATTTGACTCAATACTTCTTCAACAGCTTTTACATTTCCAGTAACATCATCAGCAAAGTAAAAATCATTATAACCTTCAGAAGCTTTGTCCATAATCCATCTAGCCTTAGCTTCAGCAGCGCCATCACCAAGTCCAGTTATATTTTTAATAGGTATATTTAAACCTAAACTTTTAAGGAATTGTTGAATTGGTTTAGCGGCGTCAGCTGGTCTTGCTGTTAAAACAAAAATATCTTTAGTACCTCTTTTGTCAGCTATAATTTTAGCGACTTTAAACAATGGTCCTTCTTTGCCATCTATAACTTTGCTAAATTCAGAAAAATTCCATTCAGCTCCTTGTGCTTCTAAATCAGTGGCTTGTTCAGCGAAAGTTCCAGCCTCTAGTTTACCTTGAATATTGCTATTAATACCAGCATAAACTTTATCTAAAAAATCTTGTGGTAAATCCTCTCCAAAGCCTATTTCTTCTGTATTTATTTCATACAACTTATCGCCAAAATCTTTTCTATAAAGCTCGGTACTTTCTTGCACTTGGTTCCAACTTCTTTCGACTATAAAATCTGGTAAAGATCTTTCTACTCTAGCTTTGTTTCTAGCCAATGCCGTTTCTAAAGACGTATTAGCAACTACCATATGGACTTCATAACCTGCATCCTGCAACTGCTTAACTTTTTTCATTGTAGCAGGGTAAGAAGCTCCAGTGCCGTCAATCACCATACCATCGCCATTAGCAGCGTATTTATCAAATTTAGCAACAGCAGCTTTTCTAGCAGCGGCACCCAATTTAGCTCTAGTAGATATTTGCTCTGTAGTATATTCAGCTTCTTTAGCTGGCAGTCCAGCTTCAGCTTTCATAACTTCTAAAGCTATATCTTGATTAACAACTTTATAACCTTGTCTACCTAACTTAAGCCCTTTTCCAATGTTTGTTTTTCCAGCACCAGGTCCACCAACCATAAATATAGCTTTCTGTCTAACTGATTCAGGAGAAAAACCACCTTCAAAATTAGGCATAGTATATATAACTCTACTATTAGTACGAGCTAATGTATCGTCAAAATCAAATACTCTAATTTTCTTAACTGGCGCGTTTAATTTTCTAGCATTATTTAAAGCTTTATCAGCTTTGCTTAAAGCATCGATACTAGTTTTAACTGTTACAGCTTTATCGTACTTTATAGAGTCAGGGATTAAATCACTATTACGTTTAGAAGCCATTGCTTTACCTTTAACTAAAGGTAGATAAGCTTTAATTGTTTGACTAGGATTATAATTTAGATCACTAATAGCCTTAATTATTTGTTCGTTTTGATAAGAAATAGCCTCTAACTTTTGACTTTCGTTATAAGAATTATAAACATCTAGTGGAATACCAGCGTTTACAGTTTCAGCCATAGTTTTGCCAGTGTAAGGATTTGTAATAGTATTTAAATCTATACCAGCAGCAGCAAGTCTAACTATTGGATTGTCAAATATAGTGAAACCTTCTGGAAGAGTAGAATCTAACTTAGCCATATCTAATAAAAAGTCATCCTTTTTAGATAATTGAGTTTGATAATAGTTATCTCTAATAGCTTGCATTATTGGTTGGGCTTTGTTATTTTTTATTGCCCACATAATATAAGCTCCAACTACAGAAGCTGGTGGATTATGTTCTTCTCTATATTTTTCTCCTTTTCTTTGCTCTGGTTTACTACCTTTTCCAGCATATTCCATTGTGTTGGATCTGTATAAAAAAGGAGCGGCTATTTTTATTAAACCAGAAGTGGCTTGATAGCTTTGTACAATTATAGTTCCAGCTACATCTAAAGACATTCCATTAGCAACAGCGTCAGCAAGTTGATTAACAACATGATCTAACACATCCATGTTTACTTTAGACTGAACCTTTGCTTTATCTGTAAAAGCATTTTTGATATTTATTTTTATAGGTTTTTTACCTTTATATTCTTTAGTTGATTCTATTAATTTTATATAAACAGGATCTTTTTCACCATAATATAATCTTCCTGGTTTTGCAACCCAATTAGTTATTTCGCTACCAAGGCTACCTTCAGCAGATTTCTCTAAAAAATATCTACCATCTGTAGTTTTAACATATTTTTCAACACCAATAGTGCCTTTTTTTCCTTTTACAAATTTACCATCAACTATTTTACCGTAAAAACTTTGTCTTCCACCACTACCCATCATTCCAGCTCTCAATGTAGCTGTATCAAGTCCATATTTTTCGACAGCTTCTTGTATTTGATCTTGAATAGTTTTTCTATTTTGTTCATTTATAGAAGGTGAATTATAACGCAACGACTTAGCTAAATCGGTTTTAGATCTTAGTATGCTTAAACCTTTTAGTTCTTCTAAATTTTCAGGCGTTATTCTTTTACTAGCCATTGATTTAGATTTTCCAGCAGCTATATCTTGTTTAACCTCTAAATTTAAATCAGTTTCAGATCTTACTATTTCATTAGTTACTAATCTACCATATAGATTTGCAATACCTTTTAACGCTTGAGCCTCAGATGATCTAGCGCTAAAGTCTTCAGCTTTTTTACCTTCAACTATACCAAACGTTTTTAGAAAATCAGCTTTTGTAATTCCTTTATTTAAAGCAAACGGAGATAAACCAGCTCCTTTAGTAATTCTAGGTTTTTTAGTATAAAAAGCATTTAACAAACCCTTTGGCACTCCAGTAGAGGTACCTAAGAGCTTATCTGTTGCAGCTTCTATCACTGCGCCTTCAGGTAATATCTTTAATAATTTATCTGCGTTCTTATTGACAAATCTTTGTATAGCATTAGCATCACCTTTAGATAGGTTAGCAGTTGGATCTGTTAGTTTTTTAACTGGTATTCCAATTTCTTGAGCTATAATTTCAGGAGCTAGATCGCCTAACTTCTTAAACGTCATTTGTTCAGGATCTATACCTTTTATTTTAGAAGCAATATTTTCTTTTATTTTAGCAACAGCATCGTTAGATATTAAAGAGCTAGGTTTTATTAAAGTTGTAACTGGTTTTGTAGATACTTCAACATCTTGCTCTGTAGCTGTTTGGCGTTGCATTTTTTCAGTAACACCTTCTTGTGACTCAGATTGAATGATCTCATTATATCTAGGGTCAGCTTCATAAAACTCTTGCAACCTAGCGTCAAATAAGCTTCTGCCAGAAGCAGACTTTGAGTTTAAGTAACCCATGACACTATCGTTTCGATCTGGTGTCCATTTATCTATTAAGCTAACTAATCCTCTTTTTTCATCTAAAGCAAAAGTTCTAGCTATATCATCAATAACGTCTTCGCTTAGGTTTATATTACGCATACGTCTTTTAGCCTCATCAACTAAAGAATACGCAGCCATAATAGTAGCATCTTTCTTTTTATTAGAATCAAGAAGATCTGGCTTCATGGCCTCAACTTCTTGATATACTCTTTTACTCTCTTTAGCAGCAGTATCAGTGACCTCGTCTTGCATCAAACTCTCAAAACTTTTAATAGCTTTAGCGCCTTTGGTTCTTTGATCTATTTTAACCTCTCCTTCTACCAAAGCACCTTTAGCTCCTTCTTTAGCTACAGCTAATTGAACTTCAGACAAGCCTTTACCAGATTGAATTGTTTTGTTGTAATCTTTTAAGAAGTTAAAAATATCTTTACCTGTATCAAACGTTATGTTTAAAGGTTGTTTACCAGATCTAAATAAATTATTAAATAAATCTATTAAACTTTCAAAAAACCCTTTTGTTTTTTCATTATAAACAATATCTCCATTAGACATGGCTTCGCTAACCAATGGTATAACTTCTTCCCACGTAGCAGCTGCAGAGTACTTAGGATCTTCTAAGTATTGTCTAAATCTATTTTCAAGATTACTATTTGTTATTGATATGTCTTTATTATTTACTATTTCAGAAAGTAAATTTTTTCCAAATATAATTGATAACTCTGGATTATCTTTAAAGGTTTGTTGGAAAAATGGATGTAATATTTCGTGTTGATCTGTTGTGAATTTAAAATCTTCTGCAGCGGCTCTATCGTTTATTAATATTATTTTTTTGTCATTTAATATAATTGATTGACCATATCCAGTTGATTCTTGAACTTCTCCGCCTTGATCTTTTATTTCTTGTACTCTTTTTTCGTAACCTTCTTGTGTATCAAAAGTTTCAAAATCAGATTCTAATTGTTCTGATATTATTTTAGCAGCTTCTCTGGCTTTTGATTGTTTTATTTTAATTAAATTTTCTTTTATTAAATTTTCATCTATGCTATTTTTAATAGCAAAAATATCATTAGACAACTTTTTATTCTTATTTACAACAGCTCCTTTTGCTGAACCATATTGTCTGCTATCAATTTCGCCATTTATATAAGCAACATTTAAATCTTTTAATATTTTATTATTTTTTTCTTTTTCAGAAACTAAATTTAAAACTTCTGCTTTTTGATTTGAATCTAAAAGTTTTGCTGAAATATAATTATTTTCTAAAAATTCTTTTAATGAATTTTCAGTTGTATTTATTTCTATATCAATAGCGTCTCTAAAAGCTTTATTTTTATTTAAAGCTCTAGCTTTTTGTAAGCCTCCAATAGTTTCAATGTGCTGATTGACAAATGCTAAAGATTCTTTATCACTTCTCAAAGCTTTAGCTATTGTAGATGGCGCCGAAACTACCGTAGAACCAACAAGACCTTGTAAATAACTTTCAAGCCCATCTTCTGAAGCCATAGCTGATATGCCATCAAGTACGGAATTATTAAGGTTTTTACCGTCAGCTAAACTTTTATTTATTTCTTCAGTTCCTAATTGAAAAACCTCTGTTAAACCTTCTTTATTTTGAGTTAAAAGTAATGAAGCAAAAGGAGAATATTTACCTGTATACCCAGCAATTTGTTTTGAAATACCTTTAAGTCCAGCGTATTCAAGACTCATAGCCAAAACTCCTAATGTAAGTGGAGTGTTGATTTCTGTTTCATTATTTCTAACTAACTCTTCTATTGGGTTCTCTGAATCTTTATATTTAGAATTTGCTTTTGAAACATTGTAGTCTACATACATAGGAGCAACTATTTGAGGAAACAAAGAACCTCCTCTAGTTAAGGCAGCTGGTGCTGCTGTTTCAATAAGACTTCCAACCGCATTAAATACTCCACCTATTATTTCAGGTATATCTCCTTTTTTAAAACCCGATACAATTCCACCAACGTCTGTTCTTGTTTCGCTTAATTTTTTTACTTTACCAAATTGCTCGATCATATAATCTTCAGCAAATTTACCAACTTCATTATCTGTACCTGAATATACTGCTTTTACGTTTGAACCAATTTGTCTTTTTAGTCTACTTAATTCTTTCCAACGCTCAGGGTTTTTAGAAAATAATACCTCGCTGTTATCGTTTGGGTCAATAAAAGCTATAGCTGTTTCTGGCATTTTTCCGGTTAAAAAGTCGGCAGCATCTTGGCCGGCAGTATTTTTTATAAAATCTATTCCAGCAAGTTTAGCAGACTCCCAAGAAGTTTCTAGTCCTATAGGTATATTTTCAACAGTACCAATAAACCTTCCGGTAATATCCATAATTGGTTCCATTATTATATCAGCTATTGTTGGCTTTATTTCCGGTATATCTTTTTTAGATAATTCAGAAATATAATCAGAAACCTTGTCTAATTCTTTATATGATACTATAGCTTTGTTTGTTTGTAAATTATCTCCTCCAAAAGCTTTTCTTATATTATTTATTTTTTGTAAATTTAAAAACTCATTTTCAGGTTTTAAAACTTCTTGTTGTGTTTTATTTAAAAAGTCATTAAAACTTTCCCCTTCTTTTTTTTCTTTTTGATATTTACCAAAAACATTATAAAGATCATTATCTATAGTTTCATCTGGAGCTAATTCCAATTGATAATAAGCTATAGTTCTTTCTGGAGTACCTGATTTATATTTTTTTAATATAGAATTTATTTGATCTTGTTTGTATTTTTTCTCTTCTTTTTCAAACTCCTTTATAGACTTTCCAAACAAGTCTTTATGCATTTTATCAAAATCACCTTCTTGATATTTCAAATCTCCATTTCCATATACTACATCTGAAAATGATGTCTCGGACGCATCCGGTTGTTTGGGTGATGCAGTTGCATCCGTTTTGTCTACAACACCCTTCGTCTTTGCTTCGTCGATAACGTCATCTACAACTTTATCTTCAACAGGTGGATTATTTTTTTTCCACTCTTGAGCTTTGTCAAATATTTCTTTATCAGATAATCCTTGATCTTGTAGAGAAGCTATATATTCTAATAATGTCATTTATTAAATTTTAAAGTTTATTATCTTCGATAAATTTTTGTGCTTTAGCTTTTTTATATTCAGCCATATCAAATACAACAGCATCTTCTTTAACTGTTGGCAATTGATTTGTAACAAATTGTTTTAAGTAGTTATTAATGAAGTATTGTTTGTACTTCGTTTCAAACATCATTTTTTTCTTTTGATCTAAAGGTAAATCAGTTTCGTAATTCCAAGGAGTTGGAGAAATAATGTTCTCGACAGTTTGATCGTTTTCCTCAGCAGTTACACCGCTTGATATGTAAACATTCCAAGCAGCAACAGCTCTTTGCTCTGAACTAAGCAAACCAGCTACTTCAGCGCTAATAAAAGGATCTATTTTTCTTTGTATTTTGTCTATGTCGTATTTAAGAACATTACGACCTTTGCCATTACCAATATCAATAACTTCGTAATCAAAAGAACCATCTGCATTCATAATCACATATTCTTCTGATATTTTAGCTCCAGCTGATAATTGTCCATTTTCGTTAACATCACTTAAAGAAAATATACCAACTTCAGTTAAAAGTCTTAACATGTCTTTGTTTATATCTGGAGTTGAAACTACTAAAGATGTTTTAGCTTCTATCAAGGCATTTAGCGAAGTGTTATTTATAATTAACGGTTGTTCAAAACCTGGTCCAAAAAAAGCTATTTGCTGAGAACCATCTGGCATTAGATTTAAATAAACATCATAACCATCTGATTTAGAAAAACCAGGTCTACCATTTAATATACTATTAGCGACAGTAAAACTGTAATTATTGTTTGGATCAAAGTTCGGCTCGTCCGTTACACTTAATTCACCTATAAGAGTAGATAGAAAATCCAAAGAAGCTTGTGGAGCTTCTTTTAATTGCTTCAATTGATTTAACTCAACCTCACAATTATATGAAGAGCAATTACCTGAATCAATAGCCATTTTAAGTTTAGCATAAATTTTTGCCGTATCTCTATAGGCATTGTCTAATATTCTAAAATTATAATCGCTAGAATTAGAAATAAAACCTTTGTTATAAGCAATAGCGTCACTGTCATTAAATTGCTTTAGATAAAGATTTTTAAACAAGTTTTGGTTTTCCATTATTTATTTAATTTTTTATTAATTCCCACCGCCACTGAATAACGCTGATCCAATTTGTCCAATAGCGCTAATACCACCGAGTGTACTTGCTGTAGCGTCTGCAGATGCTTGTGCTTTAGCTTGTGTAGCTGCGCCAAGTTGAGCAGCTGCTCTATCTAATTGTTGCATCTCTCTTTGCTCTTTTTGACCAAAGACAAAAGCTTTTCCAGAAACATCAGCCTCTTGAATTCTCTGAGCTTCAGCCATTTTTTGCTGTTGCATTTGCGCTTCTCCTTGCGCGCGTTTATCTTCGTTAGATTTTTCTTGCATTTCTATATTAGCACTAACGTCTTTTTTAGCTTGTAAAGCTGCTTGAGCCAAAGCAGTTGCTCCACCCGCGCCAGCACCAGTTGCTCTCATAGCGTCTAAAGTGTTAGCTAAAGATATATCAGCTTCTTCTATTTGCATTTCAGCAGCACCAGTGGCTACTGATAAATTAGTAAAAGGATTACTTATCATAGAACTAAGATCAGTTATTCCTTCGTAAGGATTTATAATCTTTTGTCTATTCTTTTCTAGAGAATTTAATTTTGCTTCTAGTCTAGATTTTTCTTTAGCAGCTTCTGCAGCGGCTCTTCTAGCTTTGCCACCACCAAAAAGACTACCAGCTAAAGAGGCTACGCCTCCGATTATTGCACCTATCATTTTTTATTTATTTTAAATTATTTTAATAAGAAGATACGTTGAAATTTGTTGAAACAGCGAATAACTCTGCTGGTTGTCCAACTACACTAGTTCCACTAGCACCAATTGACATAGTTATTTCTGAGTAAAAACCTTTTACACCAGTAGCTTCTGGTTCTCCAATACTATCATCTACTAATACTCTATTTTTATATCTCGCAGCATTCACAACATTATTAGGTCCTGAACTAGATATACTTGAAAAATATTTATTTTCTTTCTCCCAAAAACCTGCGTATTGTAATTCTTGAATACCTGGTTCTAAATAAGACCCATCTACATAAGACTTAACAACTTTAGCTCCTTCATAGTCTGTAACAAGACTTGTCATCTCCCAATTATCAGTACCTTCATAATTAATTGTTAAAAACTCTTTAACAATATTAGGAGATGGATTTGCTATAAATGTTATAGTAGAAGCGTTATCAATGCCATAAAAATTAGATCTATTTACACTGTCAGAATAATGTAACCAAACTTTACCATTTTTAATACTATAAAATTTATTTCTTAAACTACCCATTTGTTCTGGTACAAATGACATGAAACTCACCCAACCAGTAGGTTGTTCATCAAACATTAATGTTGAAAAATAATTATTAATGTTATCTTGTAAAGAAATTACATAACTTTTGTTGTTAACATCCCAAGCTCCTTTTATTTCACCAGATGATGTTATATTAACTAGATTATCTCTAAACCAGTCAACCATACCATGAGATGATATTTCTGTAATACCATCTTGAGAGAGTCTTAATACAACTGATTTATTTTTATCTGTAAAATATTTTCTATAACCGTATACGGCAAATGACTCTGGATTTGTACCAATACCCCATTCGCCACCATAAGGAACTATTTGACCTATTACAACGTTAGAGCTAGTCACAGTGCCACCACCTTCAGCAGAATAAATAGCATCTTTGTCTATTAAAGCTCTATTCACTTTTCTTTCTTGAAAAATAGTAAGGTTTGAATCTTCTGAATATAATTTCTGTATAGATCCAAAAGCCGGGTCAACTGATTTAGTTATATTTTCAGCTGTAGAAAATACGTTAATTGCATTAAATCCTGTGCTTGAATTATATATACCGGAATATATTAATCCGTTTTGTTTACGCTGTAAATTAGGTTCTTCTTCAACAAGATACGCTCTAACTCCTAAATCTACAATAGTATTATTATAACCACCATTAATCCTAGCTTCTTCAATATACCAAAAACTATCCGACTTAGTTGGATCGGGTGGACCAAAATCATCATCATAAGAACTTGACCACTCAGGAGCAACGTCTACTTCATCGCTGTTTACTACTTTTTTTAACCAAAAAGTGTTATAATATCCTACTTCTAATGTTGCAGCCATAATTTATTATCACTTATTTATTTTAAACATTACGGACATGTTGTTGGTTGTGTTGGATCGCAACTAAAAATATTATCTACTATTGGCGAGTTTAATCCATTATTAGCAAATCCATCTTCAACCATAGTGTTTACAACATATCTAACAATATTTCTAGCAATTAAATCTACTCCATCAAGATCCCATGGATCTGTAACTTCTGGTATATCTGGATATAACGTATATTGCACGTAAACTTGTCCCTTTAAATTCTCTTGAAAACCCTCATACATGAAAGTATCAAGTCCAGCACCATGGCAATTTCCTTCTGTTTCTCTAAATATATTTTTAATTAATTGTGTTATTTCAAAAGAACCTTGTAGATTTAATTCTGATTCATCAAAAGTTAAAGTAGCTCTAGTTGTATTAGCATCCTCGGTAACAAATATTTCATCACCTAAATCTGATCCGCATAGATTATTATTACTTTTGAAAAATTGCCATTTTATATCTTGTTTAAGTGGTAAGGTGCTTAAATCAAATTGATTTTCATTTCCATTAACATCAGAAGGATTAGGCGTTACAATTTCAATACCTAACTTAAATTGAGTAGTATTATAATTAGTTAAAGCACCTATTAAACCACTTAAAATAGTTTTAGTTATTTGTACTCCACCTTCGTTTGAAGGATTTGAACTAGAGCACACGTACCATGTGTTTAAGCTAGGTTCATAAGCTAATCCGCCATGTCTAGACCATTTAGTGGTACCATTGCCAAAATCTTCGTTAAGGTTATCAAACGGAGTTGAGGTAGGTTTAAACTTAGCAGTTCCACTTAAACTTGGATTTATAAAAGGAGTTGGGTAAGTTACTTGTAACCAAACTTCTTTTTCATCTACTGTAAAACCAGTAGCATTATCAGCATCACTTAATCTATATCTTACAAGATAATCCTGTCCCCTGTCAACTTTTGCTAAATCAACTTGTAGATACGCTGTACCGTCAGTTTGGATTGGAGAAAAAGTAAATGTTCCTGAAGAAATAGGATCAAGACCGATTCCGTTTGGTTTAGAAGGATCTTCATAAGCTTTTTTTTGATAATAAACATTAAGTTGAAGCCCGTTTAATCGATATGGATTAAGATTTAAAGCAGTTGTTGCCCCGTTTTCAAGATCTTGAAGTTGAAATATAGGTATAATGTCAGTTGCTCCTTGTGCCTTTGGTATAAATATAGATGGAGAATTAAGACTACCAGTTGCTGGAAAAACTCCAATATCACAAACATAATTTTGTAAAGGAATTTGTACAGTAATATCTTGAGTTAAACCAGATGGCAATGTAAATCTCATTGTAATATCATATACATCAAAAGTAGAACTTTGTGATGTATATACAAAATCACTAATAGATTTTAAAGCATAAGTATCTGGCAGCGAAGAGGTTAATTCTAATTCAAAGAAATTATATGGAGTAACATCAGTTCCTATACCATTAACAACACTAATTATAACTCCAGTAGTACCTGATGCTATTGGATTTCCTTCTCCATCTAATAAATTAAAAGGATCAGCAATAGCAACACCACCTGGTGCACTATATTCTATATTTTCTACAAAATTTGATGCGTCTGTTGGATTAGGACTTAAACCCGAAATACCAACATTATCTTGTTTAATTAATTCATTAAGATCAGAAATTAAACCTCCTGTGGACGTTTCCCAGTATATATCTAATAATGATGTGACCGGTTCGGTTTCTAATATACTTAATCTAGGTAGATTTTCACCGCCCTCTTCGTATGCTGGCATTCCTATACCTAAAGATGTATTAGTTGAAATTCTTGCTAACAAAGGATTTGATTGATTTTGATAAAACCCAGGAAAAGATGTATATGTTGTTCCAGGGTTATTATTATATAACTCTTGCTCAGAACCAATAGTAGTAGCTATAAAATTATTTCTACCTGGATAATATTGTATAGTGAGCGGAGCTGCTGCAGAGTTATCATCATGCTCTGCTGTATTCTCAACCCTAACATAAAGTCTTGTGTTACTAGATCTATATTGTTGTTGGTCTGGACCAACTTCTGTCAAATCTCTTGGTATTTTGTTTATATTGTCTCCAATTAAAACAACATTTGCTATTTCATCAATTTCTTCTGGTGTTATCGGAGTAGCGTATGATGGATTACCGTTTAAAAAACCAGGCAAGTAAGCATTGTAATAATCTTGCTCTGTTTGTTTGACTACAATTCTATAAGAATACCAGCCTAATGGATTTATTGTATATACGTACTTGGCTTCAGTAGTTGAACCACCGTAACCACCAGTAAAATTATAAATATTTGCTATTTGCTCTTCAGTGGTTATCACAGTATCAGAGCCATTAAACGATGCAGATAATATTTTAGTGAAATCAACATGATAACCTCTTAAATAATTATTTAATCCCGCGCCGTTAATTGGTGATAATTGAGCAGTAAAATCACCACCAGTTATCGTATATTCATAAGGAAAAGTTGAAGTTATTGTCGTTGTATTAACAACGTCTTGAAGCAAGAAGTTAGTTGGTTGAGCATAAGTTCCTACGTAAAACTGCGTTGGTGTTTCTTGAATAGGACTATTAAATCTTATTTGTAACGTATCACCATACCAATTTAAAGGTCCGCCCCATCCTGATTCTTTGTACGGATGGTAAATAGTTGAAGTTGGTTCGTTAGCGTTAATGCCAGCTATAATTGTTGATAATAAAACGGAAGAAGCTCTACCAAATTTATCGTACAATACAACGCCAACCTCGTAATTTCTATTTTGCTTTAAACTGTGGTTAGGATATTCAGCTGTAAAATTTGAACTTGCTGGATTTTTAGAATTTACAAATATATTATAATCTAAAGAAGATGGAGCGTTGTTTCTATTAACATAATTACCGTAAACAACTCTATTACTTATAACGTCTTGAGCTAATGCTCTAACCGGTACTTTATCTGAAACTCTGGTTGTGTCTGCATTTGGTAGTGTTTTATATGGTTTTTTAGATTGATAAGTATATTTAAAATAATTCATATCCGCAGCATATTCATCTTCAAAAGTCACAGAAGATATAGGTACTGTCTGTAAAACCTTTATAGCTATAGCATCAGATTCTTTATATAATATATCAACTTCTTGTATTTTATAATCAGATAAAGGATTATTAGATGGAAATGGTATGTATAATTCTATATTATTAGCTTTATTCTCCATCCAAGACAATATAGTACTCTTGTAAGCATCCACTTCGTTTTTACCTCTATCACCGATTTCTCCAGCAACATACGCTTCTCCTAAGAAAAATCCATCTTGTTTAGGTATAAACATTACTTGAGTAAATGGAGCTATTAACGAATACTCATTGTCAGCATATTTAAATCTATAACTAAATCTTACAAATTTATCTTCTAAAAAATCAGGATCTCCTTTCCAACTAGGATTACTAGATTCATCAGACATTGTAGTTCTTGAAAACTTTATAGTGTCATTAATTAATATTGTAGTACTAGAGTCTTGATCTACAGTGATAACTGTATTCGTTAAATCTGATTTATCAACATTAATAACAATACCTAAGAATTGTGGGTCTAAAATATTATCAATTTCAGTGGATTCGTCTACAGCATAATCTCCAACTGCTATAGTATTGTCTATACCAGATATTGTAAACGTAGTAGCGTCAAGACCCAGGAAAATTACTATTCTATTTTCTTCAACAACAGCTGAGATGGGCAAATATGGTGAGAATTTAGCAACAGAAATGTGCTCTTCTTTTGTGTAGTAACCAGGAGAACTTAATGCTGTATTAACATTTATAACTCTAGGTTGGTTTCTATTGTCTGTAAAAAACAATAAATTTTCCAGCATACTTATACCGTATACCGGTGACAGGGTAGAAAAATTTAAAAAACTTCCAGACACTAAAGTGTTAAAACTTGTTGACCCGGGTATATATCTATATATTGCACAACTAGCGCTAATTGGCGCTATTGTAGAACCAGAATAATCAGTTGTAAAAATATACATACAATTATTAGATTCGTCCATGAATAAACCAATAGCAGTATGCCCTTCAGGAGTAATAGTTTGTATTAACTCATTGCCTTTAATATTCTCTAAAGCTCCTACATCAGAACCTTCGGATCTATTAATAGATATATTTTGAGCATCTCTATATTCTCCATTTGGAAGAATTCTTTCATCAATATCTTTGTTCATCCTAGATTGGAGGAACATATTTTTAGATTCTGCCATTTAATTTTAGTGTTTAATCCATTTAGATTTACCTCTCATTACTTGAGTAATTTCCTCAATCTTAATATTAGATAATCTTATTTTAGCGTTTCTTAATTTAGATGATTTTTCTCTTCTAAGTCTCTGAACCAAATACTCAGGTTGATTAGCCCTAGTAGATATGATAGCATGTAGTATATGAGCATATAGAGCTTCTTCTGCTAACTTTGGAACCTTAGTGTCAGTGTCATACGCTAAACCATCAGAAATGTACTCTAAAATGATTAATTGATTAACCATTCCACCTGCAAAAGACATTTTACCCTCGCGTTCGTTTAAATTAAACCAACCGTTCATTTGAGAGTATTGTGGGTCAGCTCCGTAGATTTCACCCCAATTAACATAACCTATCCATTCACCGTTGTTGTTATAATTTATATTAAAATCATCAACAACTTGCTGCTGTACGTTATTCTCATGCCATCTTTCTTGTGTTATAGAAGTACCTTCTATATCTTCTCCGAAGTTATCTTGAGTTGGAACGCCTTTTGAATCCTGTACTTGTGTGTAGTAAGGACTCATAGTTAAATTGTTTGTTGGGTATATAACGTGTTTTACACCAGCGTTATCTATCCAAGATGTTTTAACATAGTTAACATAATCTTGTGGTAACACTAATGTCAAACTAGGAGGTATAGTTAATTCAGCTGACTTTATGCTTTTTAAAGTATCATAACTAAATTCTTGTAAAGCTCTTTTAGCGTGAAATAGTACATCTGATTTCTTAACTGTTTGTATTAATTTACCATCTCCAACATATCCAACCATGAAGTTTTCTATAGCGTCATTAAGAGATATATAAGAATAACTACCATAGTTATTTTCTACAGTTTGACCATAAGCTTTTTCAGCGTCTGTATTACCATATTGACCACCGTCTAGCACTTTTAACTGTACAACAATGTACATACCGTTAGCTGGAGCAAGTCCAGATGGAAATACTATTGAATTGTTATTAACGCTAAAACTAGATGTATATTCTAACCAATCACCAGGAATACCAGTGCTACTTAAGTATAATTTAAAATTATTTAAAGCGTAATTTACATTATTAGGATCCCAACTTCCAAATACTAAACTAGTGTCAAACGTTGTTTTAAATGACAAAGTAGAACCATCTCCTCTAAAACCTTGAGTTCCTTGGTAATATTGCTGATTAGTTTCTGTTATTAAACTCATTTGTTATGATTTTTCGTTTATTTTTGTCATTTGAGCTTCTTGTTCTGCGGCTTGTATAATAGTAGGATCACTTATAATAATACCGCAATATTTTAATATCTGTATAATTAGATTTGTTTGTTCTTCTTGAATTAATTCAAAGTCAATAGATGTGTTTGTGTCATATAAATATTGACCTTGAGAACCAACAATATAACCCCAGAATGGATTAGAAGGTTTAATAATTCCATTAACAAAAATACTATTAGGTGTTGGTGTTATGTCTATGTATGGTGTGGTTAAATTATTTAAACCGGTGGCAGATGTTATTGAGTATAAAGGATAGTTATTTGATGGAGCTGTTAATCTAGATTTTGATATCGTCTTTAGTTCTTTGAAAGAAACTCTTTGAGCCTCTATATCTGTTAAAGTAGCGCCACCAGTTGAAGATATATAATCACAATATACACTTCCAACTTTATAAATAGCTCTATCTCCAACTCCTAAAGTTTGATTCCATTTATTACCAGTAACAGTCCAAACGCCTTCGTTAGTAATAAAAGGTATTAGTTTGTTTTCTAAGTTATAAAATGAATTAAAAAACTCAGTATCGTTTTGAGAATTTTGTTGATTTTTACGATTAAACTGATCTCCATCGGCAAAGTAAGATTCGAATATTTCAAGTTGAACTTGAGTCGCAATTTTATTAAACTCGTTTGGAGTTATATAACCTCTTTGCTCTTTATTTAAAATAAGTAAAACCGTCTTATATACTTCGTTTACGTTTACCGCCATTGTGTTATTTTATTTATACTAAAAAGGCGGCCGAAACCGCCTTATAATAGTATTACTTGTTTTTATAGTTTTTTATCTATAGATTTATAGATTTCAACACCTTCGTCTGTTTTCAAAAACGCTGCAAAAGCAGAGTAAGGATTTTCATCAAAAGGTACGTTCATTAATTTTCTACCATTAGCTCCCCAGGTAAATGTTCTTTGATCTGGTGATAAAATTATAATTTTAGCTTCTGCAGCTCTAATAGCTATATTTCTAAGTTGAACGTTATCATCATTAGCTAAATCTATGAAAAGTTTTGGATTATTTCTAGCAAATAACATTAGATCTCTTTTTAATTCTTTTGAACTCATAGAACTAACTTTAGAACCTAATTCAACTCTTAAAATAGCTTCAGCAAAATCAATATCCATTTCTCTAGCTAAATTCAATGCATCGATTTGTAAGTCTAAAATACTTAACTCATCTTGAGCTACCATAACTGGATTATATTCTGTATAAACTTTTCCTTTAGCTGGATGATATAATGATAATAATTTTTGTAAATTTTGTTTTTCTTTAGGTACAAATAAAACTCCATCTTTAAATATAACGTGACCAAGAGTAACTTCTCCTTTTTGATAAGTTTTAAGTGGAGAAGATTGGTTTGTAGCATATCTTATTTCATGCTGCTCTCCAGTCTCTTCATCAAACCACAGCAACGCGTGTTTTGTAGTGTGTTTGCAATTTATAGTATACGTTAATGGAGATTTTTTTCCTTTTAAAAAATATGTTCTATCTTTAATTTCCCATTCAGGTTTTTTTTCAACTGTCTCTTTTTTCGCTACAGTTGGAATATCTACTGTATTTACATTTACAGTTTGTTCTTGGTGCGGAACTTCAATAACGTTATCCGCAGTTTTTTTAGCTTTGTTTGCCATGATATAATAAAATTAAATAGTTATAAAAGTAATAATTACCCCCGTCATTACAACGAGGGTAAGAATTACATTACTTGTGATTATGCTCCTTGGAATAATACAAAGTTATTAGCACCTTGTACACAAAGACATCTTTCAGAAAGGAAGTTTACCTCCATAGCGTCTAGATCAGATGTGTAAGCGCCTCCGGCAGAACCAGTCAACCATTGTTTCATTCTACGATCGTCAGCTTGTGAAGCTCTATAACGAACATGTAAGAATGGACGACGGATATTTGTTCCTAGGATTTGATCGTAAACAGTTGAAGTTCCAGCTGGTACCAAAACACCTTCGATGCTAGCTGTCAACGTGTCATAAGCGCCTCGAGTAGAAGCATCGTTCAAATATTTCCAATCTGTCTTATAGAAATCGTAAGAACCTCTACGGAAACCACTAAATCCAAGATTTAACGCCATTTCAGCAGAATTCTCAAATACACCATAAGAACTACCACCTTGGTAAAGTCCAGAAGCAGGTCCACCAACACTAGCTAACATATCATCAAAATCCAAAGAAGTTTGACGATTCAAGAAAAGCATGTTTTCTTCAATAGCTCCTTGAGTGTCTAAGTTTTTCAAGATTTCATCGAAAGCAGCTAGACCAGTAGCAGCAGTAAAACCAGTGTTTACATTACCACGATCTTTAATAGCAGCAAACAAACCTTGAGTCCCTTTGTAACCAGCTTGATAAGCAGCGTCACCAGAAACACCAACAGTAGAATCAGCTAACTCACCTTCTACAACAGCCATTTCTAAGTAATCTTCAAAACGTAAACGAGTTTCAGATTCAGCTTTTAAATACCAAAGGTAACCAGAAGTACCGTCTTCAGTAGCAACTTCAACCCAACCAATTTGAGCCATATCAGATCCATTAACAACGTACTTGTCTCTAATAATGATTGGTGAATTAGAATATTGAGTAAAAGAAGGAGTAATACTTCTTCTTCCGGTAGTATCTGCTAAACCAGTAGAATTTATAACGCTAACACCTTTGCTATATTCAGAACCATAAACAAAGATTTTAAGACCAGTAGCCGCAACGGCAGAAAGATCAGCAGCGCCGTAAGGAGCTACTACAACTGTAGCTAAACTACCAGCTTGACTAGATGCTGTTACAACTGCTTTAATATCAGTGTTATTTGTATTATCTAAAATAACAATAGTGTCACCTTTAGAAATAACATTTTCAACAAAAGTATTAGCAGTTCCGCCTACTGTAAAAGTAAGAGTATCTACTAAGTCATTAGAAACCTCATTGTAAGCAATGTGTAGTCTATTTTGTTCAGACCAAATAACTTGATCTGATGTCATTGGCATTTCAGCGCCAACCATGCGTAAGAAACCTGATAGAGTACGATTACCGTAACGCTCTACTTCAGCTTCGTAAATTTCTGGCAAATACTGTTGTGCAAAAGTATCTGTACCATTTACAGGATCGTTAAATTTTAGCCAGTTGCTATCATTTAACTGTTGTTTCTGACTTGGTTTAATAGAACCAAATGAAGGAGTTAAACTCATGATTTTTTAATTTTTTTAGTTAAATTTTTTTATTTTAAGTTTTGATGAATCAGCACCAGATATAGCTCTAACCTTAAATCCATTTATAAATACATCACCTTGTTGAGATCTAGCTTTAGTATCACTAAGGTTTTTTGAGTTATTTACAACTTCTTTAACAGCATCAGCTTTACCTTGTTCGTAAAAATGAGATGCGATTCTATCGACATTTTCAGCAGCATACATAGCTTTATGATAACCTTTCATATCTTTAACATTGCCTGCTTCATCAAGGAACTTCCCGATAAGGTTGTTAATGTTTGATTGGTTTTCAGCAACTTTATCACCGTTTTGAATATTATACTTATAACTTTTTTCACCTATTTTAAAATCGAAACCTTCGAAATTTTGAGTAAAAAGTTTTTTAGTACTTTCTTTAAATTGTGAATGTTGTTGGTCAGCTAACTCCTGCTGTTTATTATATCGGTTGAAAAAGTCCATAGCTTTTTGAGTGTCCGGGTTTACGTTTGATCTCAACTTGATTTCATCGTAATATTTACTCTTCGTGTCTTCTAAAAAGTTTTTTGCTTTAGCAACCTCTTCTTTAAACGCAAGTTTTTTCTTGCGAATATCTCTTTCCTCATCTATATCTTCGTCGATAATAAAATCTTCAAGAAGAAGATCTATATCGTCGCTTTCTAAATAAGGTTTATTTTTTTTGTAATATTCTTTTAATAATGAAACCTCGTTTAAATTAGAATAATCAGTATTTAATCTAACGTAATCTTCTACAGTTCCACCTGTTTCTTCCATAAAAGAAACTAGTTTTTCAATATTTTCAGGTAATTGTTTACCTAAAATTTTTTCATCTCTTAAAGCCTCTTTAACCTCTGCCTCTACTCTATTTACTTCTTGTGTAACTTCTTTGATTGGGTTAAATTCTTTATCATCTTCAACGCTCCCTTGGTTTCCTTGTCCCATTTCTTGCAATTCCACTTCGGGTTGTTCTGGGCGTAACACGCTGCTCTCTGAGCTTGATTCTTGAACGGCATTATCTTCTGCTTTTAATTCTTCTTTAGGTATTACAACTTTTGTAACATCTGGTGGTAACTGAACTAAAGGTTCTTTAATATTAACTTTAGTTACTTGTTCTTCTTTTTTTACTAATTGTTTTGGTTTTGGCTTTGATTTTAATTTAAAATCACCCTCTTGTTTTACTTGTTCTGACATAATATGATATAATTAAATAATTAATGGTGCCTACATGAAGGCTTCTATACCCATATCGGGTTGGTTTTCAAAGTCTATAGGTAAACTATCGTTTTGCCTTTGACTTATTAATTCACTTTGCTGTGTAGCTTCCATTTTGCTACGTTTATCTTTACGATCTTCAATAGCATTTTCTTTTTGCTGTATATTTTGAACCTCTAATTGCTTAAGTTGCATATCGTATTGAAACTGCAACTCCATCTCTTGACGCTTAATGAGAGAAGCTTGTTCCATTTTCTGTATGTCCATTTGAGTTTTAGCTTGTTCGAGTTGAACTTTAGAACCAGATATAGCTTGTTGTTTTTGTACTTCAGCCATAGCGGTTCTTTCAGCTGTTTCAGCTTGTGCAGAAGCTTGCGCTTGAATATTAGCTCTTTGATTTTCTTGATCTTGTTTGTTCTTTTGCTTACGTTTAACTTTAAGCATTTGATTAGCTAGTTTAAGATTTTTAATTTGTCTTAAATCTATAGCATCTTCTAAATCAATACCTCCTTGAGCTATAGCGGTTTGAATATTTTGTTCTAACTGAGCCCGTTCTTCTTCATCTGGTTCTAGTTCTAAGAATATACCAAAATCATATAGATTAAGATTTATTATTTCCTCGAGAACTTTAACATTATAACTTGAAACAGAATTTCTAAGAGATTCAGATGTTAATGGAAAATATAAAGCATCTGCTATTCTAAGAGAAACATTTTCAGCTATTTTCAATGTAATATATTGAGCAGCTTGATTAATATGTCTTGTAGCAACATTAGATGCGTTAGCTGCCATTTTCTGCAAACCAACTAAAGAGTTTTTATCCATTGCGCTACCATCTCTAGCTTCATTAAGTCCGGTAACGTCGCGTATCATTTGTAAATAATACTGATAAGTTTGTATTAAACTTTGTATCTTAGCACCTCCACTTGAACTATTTAATTCTTGAATAGGTACTTTACCGTGATTCAATTCACCGTCTTGAGTTAAAGATCTACCAACAATAGAACCAGTTTGGAAATACATGTTTAAAGCTTCGGCTGGATTGTAATTAGTTCCATTACCAAGATCAACTTCTGCTAAACCGTCCATATCTAAATAAACACCATCTGGTACCATCCTAGATAATACTTGTTGTAGTTTTAAATGAGTTAATTGAATCATATCAGCAAATCCAATACACTTACTTACAATTGACTCTATTCTACCTTTGTACATTCTAGGTGCACATATAACGTAGTTCATTTTAACTTTAGTAGTATCAGCAAAAGGTCTAGACATATTTTCTGCTAATCTCCAGTCCAAAAGCATATCAGTACCTAATATCTTAGCGCCAGAATATAAAACCTCAATAGACCTTGACACTCTTTCAAAGTTATCATTTTCAGGTGGATTAAATGTATCTGGTTTTTCTAAAGCTTTTAGTAAGCCTACTTCAGTTTGTTTTATTTTAAAAACTTGATCGTGGTAAGTTTTGTATTCAAAATAAAGTACTTGAACAGTGTTTTCGTCATAGTTACCCCAACCGGTTATATACTGTCTATTGCCCGGCATTTTCTGTATTCTTTCCAAATCTTCATTTGAAATGTCTGGAAATTCTTTTTTTAATTCTGGTATAGTTATAGATTTAACTTCACCAACATAATAAATATCGTCAAAATTAGGATCTTCAGTATATGAATAAACCATATAAGCTGGATCTACGTAATCAACAGTTATACCTTCAGCTGTATTGAAATTAGTTTTAGCAGCGCCAATACCAATAGTGGTAAAGTCCATGTGAAGTCTGCGTCTAACTAAATCGTATTTATTTTGAGCAAGTACAGTTGATATAGTTTCTTCTTGAGCTATTTCTATAGATTGCTTATAACTCAATTGCATGTGTAATTCTAACTGTTCAGAATCCTCGGGAACTAAGTTTGGGTCCGGAGATTGATAAAGATCTATACCTAAAGTTTGTTTTAGAGTTTCTAAATACTCTTTAGCTATCATATCTTCTTGCAACTTACTAGCGTATTCAGTTCTTTTCTTTACAGAATTTGGATCTTGAGAATAAGCTTTAATATCGTAGAATTTTTGCGACATACCATTAACTACGATGTCAACAAATTTTGATAGTATTGGTACTGGTTTCCAGTCTAAATTTAAATAAGACAAATCACCATTTATAGATAATTCATCTTTATATTTTTGAACAGGTTGTTCTCCTCTAGCGTATAATCTTAATTGGTGGAAATTATTCCAATTAGTTAAATATCTATTACCCCCAGCTCGTCCTTGGTCAAACCACTCGTACTCTATAGCTTGAGCCACTTGACTTCCATATTCCCAACTAGCCTTTTCATCATTACTGACTATCTGACTTGGAAAAGCGCTGTTACTGTTAGTGTATATATTCATTTAACTTATTATTTTTGATGTAATACCTTTATTATCGTATTTTTTAATATTTAAATTAAAAACTTCTTTGTTAACTGGTTGCGATGGTGAATATCTATTTTTATTACAAGCCATCAAAGCTAAACCAGAACTAATAGAGGCATCGTGTTTTGTTCTGTTATTTATATTAAACTTAGCCCAATCATTTAATGTTCTTTGAAAGTACATATCACCATAACCTATTTCTCTTAATCCCACAAAACTTTCTATATAAGTCTCTATAGCGGCAGCGTGAGCTTGTTTTATATCTTCACTAGAGTTTGGTATTCCACCAAGTTCTCTTTCTGTTACTGATAGTTTATTAAGTTTTTTATCAGGTCTGTTCATTGAAAAAGCTCTATAACCTCTTCTTTTAAAATGATACAATAATCTAGGTTTATTATTTTCTGCTAATATTGGCATACCATAAAATACGCAAGCCATTAAAACGTCTTCAAAGAATATTTCAGCTGTTTGTGGTCTAGCTATATATTCTAAAAAGAAATGATTAGGAGGTACGTCTTCCATAGTGAATTTAGTTAAACCATGTAAAGATCCATTAGATCCTCTTTCATCTACAGTTCCAGATATATCATAAGGGTCACATCCAAAAGCACCACAATGCTCGTTTCCAGGATATTTTAAACCATTTCTTACAATTACTTTATTTTGCATATTCAATGGAGGAACCCATGTGATTAAAAATCTACCATTTTTATTTGGCACAAATTCTACTTTAGTATCTGGTACTGCATTTTGCCATTGAAAACTACCTCTAGTGATTGATATTGAATTTTTAAGATCTTCATTAAAATCTATCTGTTGATATATTTTAGTTAAATTAAATAAAGATTCTTTTGATTCATCTCTAAAAGCGTGTTGAGTAGTTCTTGGAAACTGTCTATAGAATTCATTTAATCCATCTTGATCGTTCTTTAAACCATCTACTTCGTTCTCCCAGTATTCTATTACACCTTGTTTTATTAAATTACCAAAAACATCTATCACTGGTTCTTTCGGAGTATTGAATACAGGAAATCCATAAGAATCAATGTATCCCTCGTAGTTCCATTCCATAGGTATGAACAAACTATATAATCCTGAGCGAGTCTGTCCATTGGCGTTTCTCTGTGTGACATCTGAGTCATCGTATAATTTTTTAAAATTATCACCTCCTTTGTCTAATGCGTTAGAAGTAGATCCCATCATACATTTACCTATAACTCTCGACCCAAGTCTTAAACAAGTTTTAGTAATCCTCCAGTTGTTTAATATATTAGTTGGTCTTTCCCATTTACCACTTTCGTCGTGAACTAATAATTTAAGTTTTTCACCATCATAAGAGTTATCACCTGTGTTTTTCCAATCTATAGTTGTATCTAGACCAGTTATATCTTGTAATTTTTCATTAGTATCAAGTTTACGTCTTGTAAATTTAGATGCTGGAACTCTATAAGCTAATTCTGTTTTAGGACGGTCCATACCGTCTTGTATTGGTTTAAAGAAAAAAGGGTAGTTTACCGATATTGGAACTACCTTGTCTGTAAACATTTTTTTAGCATCTGGTCCAGATTTAGATAATATTCCAAATCTAGCATCACTTGATATTGTAGCTAGATTAACTGTTTCTCCAGACGCCATGAAAGAGAATCCTGAACGTCTGTTTTTAAGATAACATATTCCGTAACATCTTTCATCTGCTTTACACGCTTCCCAGAATATGTAGAACAATCTATTTGACTCTCTGAAGTCTGGTTGACCGACGTCGATTTTTGACCACTGCAAGTACATATAATGAGTACCAGTGATGTAAGTAGCCAAACCTTTATTATAGAACCAAAATCCTTGTTCTCTTTTATTAAATTCATTATCGATGTAATCATACCATCTCTCTTTAAAGTCTTTGGGATATTCCTCCCAGTCAAAAACAGTTTTTATTTTATCTAGTTCTTTGGGATATTCAGTGTGCTCCCATTTATCGTTTTTAAATTTATGTATGTTAGTTTCTTTTGGTAATGCTATTTTTAAATTTTCTATTTCATAAACATCACCAATTTCACCGGTCTTACTTATAACAACAACATCGTGTTCTTCGTTATAACCATACTCCCATTTTTTATACCTATTCATTCTGTCTAGAACTTTAGGTTTTATATGGTCTTTTATAATTCTATATAGAGTTTGCTCGTACATTACTTAGATCTTCCTTCAGCAAAACCTTTAAAAGACTTTGGTTCTACTGCCTCTACAGGTGTTTCGTTTAACAAACTCTCTTCAGCTTCTATTCTATTTAATATTTCAAAAGCATCAAATATAGCTAATTTTTTTGTAGCTGCTGCATTTTTTAATCTATCTGCTGTAATATCATCGCCAGAATCAACAATAGCTTCTTTGGCTACTTTGATAAGTTCCTCAACTGCTACTTGCCCAGCTTGGATTATATTCAACTTCGTTTCCTTGGTATTCATATTTAATTACAATATCATTAGATTTCATACAGTATAGTCTTTTGTCATCGACTAAAAATTCCCATTCACTATGTGGCGTAAAACCAACAAGATCTCCAGGATTAATTCCTAGCGCTTCTAAAGAACTATTACCGTATTTTAATATGCCAATAAGGCTTTCTTCTTTATCGAGCGTTAGATCGCTTCTATTAGTTATTGGAGATATAAAACATCTATCGTTTATAGTATTCCAAATATTATTATGTTTGTATAAATATATTTGATCTAGCGTACATAAATGTAAATCATCTTTTAAATAAGATCTACTTTTCTTTTTAACACCTTTCATATCATAGAATGTTCTAAATACGTTCTGATGAACAACTACAATATCACCAATTGATATTTTACAATTAAAAGCTAGTGGCACTTGAACAACTTCAGCTATCCTATTGACAAACTTCCAGTTTTCTATCTTAGTGTTAACCACTAAATCTTTGCCACCAACTTTAATTGTATTATTATATTTTTCTCCAACTGGCTTTACAATAAAGTCATACAAACTTTTCATTAGTATTCTAAATCATACTCAACAGATATTGCCATGTTAGAATTAAACTTCTTCCATGGCATTACCTCGTTGTTTTTCTTTATATATATACTATAAGAGTTATCAGATTCTTCTAAAAGTATATGAGAAATCTCGTGACCTCCATATACTTGTTGACCTATAGAATAATGCATAGCATCGTTCTTATAGTCAGAACCTATACTTATTTTTCTTATAATTGAAGACATTACTCTACTACTTCTAAGTTCTTTTCGGTTTCAATAACAGTGTATTCGCCTGTAGCAATATCTATATTGATAGGACCGTATTCTTTTTCTAGTTCAACTTTAACTAATTCTAGTTCGTTGTTAACTTCTTTCAAACCTTGAAGTAGGTTTTGTTTTTGAGCTTCTAAATAACCAACATCTGTCAATGCTCTTGATAGTTTGTTTTGAAGATCTTTAATGTTGTCTAATTGCTCTTGTGTAATTTTGTTTACTTTTTTCATTTGATTTTATTTAATTGTTATTATTTACTATTATTATCACTTATTGATTTACCTTTTTCCCAACTTCTACCAACAAAGTAGGCTCCATATACTGTAACTAGTAATGTTTGGAATATTGGTACGTATTCTTCAGCTATTTTAAATTCACCTATGTTACCGTCAGAGAAAGCACAAATAGTAAAAACAACCGTAAGATATATTAATATCATAGGTCGAATATTTTTTGCTAAGAAAGAATCAGATTTCATATCTGCTTCCCATCTCGCGGTTACCTGAATTTGAGCTTCGCTGTCAGCTTTTTCAAGTATTTCTTGAATTAGTCTTTGAGCCTCTAGCTTTTCTTCTTTAGTAGTGGTTAACTTATCGATGACGTCACCAACCTCTTTGATGACGCCACCTGTAAGCCATTCAATAACTTTTTTCATTTTAAAAATTAACTTTTACCTCTATTAGTAGCGCATCCTCCGCCTTTACAACCCATTTTTCTTTTTTGGGGATTTGTTCCAACACTACCACCTAAACCTAAACCAATTTTCAAATTTTTACTTTTAGCTCCAATTGACATTCCTTGCATCGTTGGTTCTTCATACTTTGGTGGTTTTTCTTTTATTAAATCTGTAGAAGGTTTTATAGTTCCAGGCACTGGTCCAACTCTAAGATCTTTTATAGTTTCTTTTCTAGTCTCTAAACCTTGTCTTTTAGCAAAACTTGCTTTAGCCTCAGGAGTTGCTGCTAGCCATTTATCATATTCTGGTGTACCAGGTTGAACAAGGTCATAATTTCTTCTCTTACCGGTAACTGGAGTTTCAAATTCAAATGTTATATCTTTACCTTGTCTTTTTATACCCGCAACTTTTTCCCTTCCTCTCTCTTCTGTCCATTCTCCACTTCTAGCGTCTTCAGGAGGAGTTTGAGAAAAAGGAGTAAAAGAACCTTTATCGTAACCAGCGCGCATCATTACGCCTTTTTTCATTGAATAACCCATTATTATTGTTTTTAAAGTTTTAATTATCGCTTCGGTTTGCTTTTATTTAGCATGTCTTGTCTTCTCTGTTCTCGGGCAATTTCTAAATCAGCATTTTTCTTATCGCGAGTTGCTCGCATTTGCTCAAGTTTAGCTTTTTTATCTAATTCATATTGTGATGGTGGTTTTATTGGCGGTAATTTTTTTGTCGCGATAGTACCTCCTGTAAGTTTACCATCTTGATATGTAGCTCCTCCAGTTTCTTTAATAAGTTTTTTAACTTCTTTTACAGAAAGATCAGCTTTTCTACCCGTGTAAGTTAAATCATTACTACTATCAAGACCTACAAGTTTACCACCACCTTTTCCAAAGATATTTATATTAAGTGATTTTTCGCCAAACTGCCCTTTGTTAATTTTAACACTAGATTTACGAGATCCTGTTGTGTAAGCTGTACCTTCAAAACCTTCCTTAGCAGCTTTTACGATTCCTTTAGCTAATTCTTTTCTTGCTCTTGGACTTACTCTTTCTGTAGATCCTTCAATTTGAACTACTCTCTCACCACTTCTAGTGTCTTCAGGAGGAGTTTGTTTGTTTGGTGTAGAATCTTGTTTAAAACTCATAGGTACACCGTTACCTGTCTTAGCGTAATCACCACGCCCTGGATTCATTTTAAATGCCATAATTATTTTTTAATTGTTTTAGCTATTGTTTAATTACTGCGTAATCTTCTAATAGTATCAGCAGCTTTTTTAATTATAGCGCCTTGTTTTTTACGCTCTTTAGTTAAATATCCTCCGCCATCTGCTCTGACGGCTTGACCTCCTTTAGCAAATTCTTCTGGGGTTGGTGTAAGTTTAATATCGGCAAGAGACTCTCCTTTGCTTTTAGCACGAGATAGTGCCATCTCCACCTTGCGCTGGGCAGCTTCCGTTGATTTTGTACCAGCGCCTTTACCAGCAGCAGCAGGAACTAATACACTAGCTTTTTCAACATTTGTTAGTCTATTAATTTCCCCAGATTTTGGGTCGATAACATCTTCTTCCCACTCTTGCTTTTCACCTACAGGAGGGAAATTTTCTTGACGAAAACTCATAGGTATACCTTTACCTGTTTTAGCGTAATTACCACGTCCTGGATTCATTTTAAATGCCATGTCTTTGTTTTTAATTGTTTAATATAGTCTTGTGAATTTAATTGTACCGTTATAACTACCCGTTATTTCTGCTTTTAAAGTATCTTTAGAAATCATTTCATATACACCTTGTATATTCCAATTATTTCTTTTATTAGTTAATTCTGTTTTAACAATACCGTTTTTATAGTTTAATACTTTTTCATCAAGAGTTCTACCTGATTCTAAGTTAAAATTTAAAAACTGAAATTCATCTTCTTCGTTATAAAGTATAACTAATTCATAAATTGAATCATCCGTTATCCAGTGACCGTTAAAATCTGAATAATTAAAGTCTACTTGTGCCATTGTGTTTAATACGGTAAACGTAAAAAACGTTAAAAATAAATTTTTCATTTGATTGTATTAGATTAAATTATATATATTTATTATTACGAGTAATTTAATTTATTTGCCCTCCATGCTTCTTTTTCCCATGGTAGTGTTTTATCACCTTCTTTCATACTGGCTCTTGGGTATTTTTTCCCTTTCCAGTAAACGTATTTATCATCGTAATCTAAGTCATTTCTATATTTACCAGAACTGTCTTTGATACACCCCATTTGTTCTAGGTGTATTTTTTCATGACGAATAGCATCTTCTCTAACTTCTGGAGATAATTTTTTGTCAACTAATATAGATCCATTATTATGAGCTTCACCCATAACATCACCATCTAAGTCAACTTGGTAAATTGGCGTATTATCCATAGACAACTTACCCATTCTCATTTTAAATGCCATTTGTTTTTATTAAAAATAACCTTGATTAACAAGAGTGTCGAATCCACTTGAAGATAATGTCCCCTTAGAAACAGCATCTAGAGCTTGTTCTTTTGTCATTTTTTTAGATGTAGATTTAGATCTATTTCTAATTTCTTTAGTTTTATCTTCAAATTCTTGTCTTTCTTTACTAAAAGCTTCATTTCCTAAATGATCCCAATATGTATATCCAGGTTTATTTTTTCTCTTATCTCTTCTATCAGCTCTATCTTCTTGCCATCTAGCTCTTGATTCTGGAGTTATTGAACTTTTAGCTATATCAACCATATCTTTTTGAAACTTGTCAAATACATCTCTATTAGATACATATACTTTAGAATCAGCACCTTGAGAATAAGCTCCTTTTAACGGTGTGGATGGAAGATTATAACCTTTACCAGCCCAATGCTTAGATATATTAGACTTACTCATTACTTACGTCCTTTAGCGCGTTGAGTAATTGGACCGGCGATATAGTTAGTTGGATATTTAAGAACTTCCATACCATTTTTACCAGAACTAGAACCATCACCCATTGGGAAACCATCCATATTTAATGGACCATCCCAAAGAGCATTAGCTCCTGTCATACCATTTTTTTCTATACCTTTTACAGCTGCGGTTTTTTCTTTGTTTATCATGATTTTTTATTTAATCTTTTTTTACCTCTTTCTTCTTTAATAAAAGATCTCATATCTTTTCTAGACATATATCCTTTTTCAAACTGTTGTTTAGCCCAATCGCGTTCATTCATAAACTCGTACTTAGCACCAAGTCTTTTGGATCTTTCACTACCAGGTTCAGCACTTTCGTATTTAGCTTCAATTCTATCTTTTCTACTTGTATTAGTTTGAGCAAATGGACTTGATCCATACAAACCGTTCATACCTGTTGTATCGACATCTGAAATTTGACCCATAGGTGCTGCTGGTTGAGGTGGCATCAATTGTGGATTATACAAGGCTTTCATATTTTCTTGAGCAGTTGGTGAGAATACGTTTTGTCCAACATCACCCATACCGGCTTTTTGATGTTGCACACCGTTTACTACAGATGCATTGTAAGCTTGTTGAGCATTATATCTTTGCATGTGTTGGGCTGTAGCTTGTGCATTTCTTTGATCTTGAGTCAAACCCATCATACCACTCATCATACCAGGATTTACAAACTTAGCTGGACTAGAGTGCGAAGATTTACACATGCACGCTGCTGAACCACATTTTGAACATTTACCCATTTTATCTATCTTTATCTTTATTTACATTTTTTATTGAAGTTATAAGAACTTTATCCATATATGTTCTACCCTTCATTATATTGTTTCTATGAATACTGGTAGGTAAATCCTCTTCACCTAACATAATCCTATACATTTGCTTTATTAAAAGCTTACACCTAAAAGATGTTTTGTATATATGATATTTTTGTGTTGTTCTGTTTCTATGTCTCCATACAACTATCCAACCTTCTTTTAACAAACGATTCCAGCGGCGGTTATCCCAACTATAGGAATAACTGCCAGCCTCGAAATCCTTTTTTGTAAACATATCTATGCAGTCTAAGTATATCAATAACTCTATATCTGCATCGTTAAGATTGTTGTTTCTACAAGCCCATTTACGAATTATTCGATAATGTTTAAGCAGATTCATTGTTTTTAAATCTTCTGCGTCTAGCCTTTTCATAAAACAACAACTACATCTTGTACTTTTATAACGTGATATGTTTGCTTATCTATTTCTATTTTATGACCAGCGTGCTTATCATACAATATAACGTCATTTTCTTTTAAACCTAGTACTTCGCTTCCAACAGAAAAAACTGTTGCTCTAATGTACCTTATATCATCTCTATGATTCTCTGCAAGTAAAAGTCCACCTTTTGTTTTAGTTGTACCTTCTTTTGCTTTGTTTATGATTATATTATTACCTATTGCTTTCATCAATTCTTAAATTATTGATTACACAATCGGTTGACAGTATTGTTGTGGCTACTGAAGCTGCATTTTTAAGAGCACTTTTGGTAACAAGTAAAGGATCGATAATACCTGATTTAATCATATTTACCATTTTTCCTGTAACCACGTCGAAACCTACACCTTTTTTGGTTGGAGATTCTACGTTTTCAACCCCTGCATTATCTAATATTGTTTTATAAGGAGCTTGAATAGCTTTTAATAAAACATCTTCACCAACAGATTTGGCTGTTAAGTTTTTAGAAGCATTTAGTAATGCAATACCGCCACCAGAAACTATACCCTCTTTGATAGCAGCTTTAGTAGCACAGATGGCATCTTCAACCCTATCTGTTTTTTCTTTTAATTCTATTTCAGAGTTAGCACCTACTTTTACTATAGCTATTCTAGCTGAAAGCATTGCTAATCTTTTTTCTAGTTTCACTACTTTGTTGCTATTTTTTTCAACTAGTAATTCTTTTTTTATTTCATCAATAACTTCTAAAACTTGTTCAGAAGGTTCATTGACTTGTAATATTGTTTCTTCATGAGAAGTAACGCTTTTAACACAAGTTCCTAAATGTTCAACTTGAATTAATTCTATATCGTCACCTAAATCTTCATTTATAATTACAGCACCTGTCAATAAAGACAAATCATCTAACATTTGTTTTTTATTGATACCGTATGTAGGTGCATCAATTACATTTACTTTTATAGCACCTTTTAACTTGTTCATAGCTAGAGCTGATAAAACACCTTGTTCTAAGTCACCTATAATAAGTAAAGGTTTATTGTTTTTTATTACGTACTCTAGCACAGATTGTATCTGTCTAATGCTATCTACTGGTGATTCTAAAAGTAATATTAAAGGTTTTTCTAATTCAGCTGTCTTTGTTTGAGGATTAGTTATAAAATGTGAATTTTTTAATCCTTTTTGATATTGAACACCGTCAACAACTTCAACAACTGTTTTACCATCTGAAGCAGTTTCCATCATTACAACACCAGTGTTGTTTACAGATCTAAACGCATCAGCTATAATTAAACCTAATTCTTTATCATTATTTGTTGATATTGTAGCTATTTGATCTATCATATTACCTTCAACAGCAATACTATTAGATTCTAAATAATTAACAACTTTATCAACAGCTTTGTTTATACCTTCTTTTAATTCTCTAGAATTTGTTTTATCAGCAACCTTGTAAGCCTCTTCTAATATAGCATGAGCTAAAACAGTTGCTGTCGTGGTTCCATCACCTGCTTCTTGAACAGTTTTTCTAGCAGCTTCTTTTAAAAGTGTGGCACCCATATTTTCAACTGGATCTCTTAATATTATAGAATCAGCAACGGTAACTCCGTCTTTTGTTATAATAGGTCTTCCAGTATTGTCTTCTAGTATCACACATTTGCCGCTAGCTCCTAAAGTGGAGCTAACAGCTTTTGTGAGTTTTTCAATTCCTTTAAATATATTTATTCTGGCATCTTCACCAAAATTTAGATTCTTGACTATAGCGTCCATATTTAATTTAATTTGATTTGATTGGTTTGGTTTATTTAAAGGTTTTTACTACTTTTGGTCCTTTTGAAAATTCGACTTTATTTTTGTAGTGTTCTACGGTTTGATCAATTGCAGTCTCTGCTCCTTCTAGCGTTTCACGTCTTGTTACGTCGTGCCATTGAGATTCGACATGTTGATCTTGGTACTCTGTTTGATAAAAACCGTTTACTAATTGAACTATTCTCCAATTGCTTTTATTAGCAATGTGTTTCCATAGTTCTAAACGTTGTTCATCTGGTTGTGATTGACTAGACCACGAATTAGTCTGGTAAAATAGTGTCATTGGTTTTGGTTTTTAATGTTTATTATTGGTTTCGCTTGTAAGCGATGTTTTTATTATTACAGGTTTTATTAGTAAATTACCTTTTACTAAACAACCCTTATTCTTAAATTTCCATCATTTCTTCTGTATAAACCATACAATGGTACACCAAGAATAGCAGCATCGACATCAGACTGCGCAACTATTAAATCCGGCATGATTATTTTTTCTAAGCTTAATTCAATAGAAAATCCGTCAATTTTATGAGTACTAACACCAACTTCTCCTGCATTTAATTCGTATTTAACAGTTAAGTTTTCTTCTACAGCTGTTTCTGGTAGAACAATTTTACCCCCAGTTTCGTAAGCAATAGAGTCACCTATTTCAGTTGTAGATGTAAATTTTGGTATATAATTTATTGTTCCAGAAACAACTCCAGATCCAGGTATACCTTGTGGTCCTTGTGGTCCAGTTGCACCAGTTGGTCCGGTTGGTCCAGTCGCTCCAGCTGTTCCAGCGGTTCCAGCTGGCCCTTGAATACCTTGTGGTCCTCTTAATGGACCTATATTAATCCAAGCTAAGCTAGCGGCCCAAACCCAACCATCTCCAGTATCGTCAGTAATGTATAAATCACCAACGGTATTACCAGAAGTTGGTAAACTAGTAGATGTAGGTACTGTGCCTAAAATATTTATAGATGTACCATCATTACCAGCAGGTCCTTGAGGTCCAGCAGGTCCAGTAGCTCCACCTTCCCCAGTTGGCACGTAAGAAGTTACAAGATTTATTAAACTTTGAACAGTGAAATTAGCTGTAACTATATCGCTCATTTCAGTTCCAATTAATAGATCTTCTACTGTTGGATTTTTTATTGGGTAACTATTAGTGATTGCCATTTTGTATATTTATTTTGGTTCAGCCACTGGCTCACCAATTGTTAGCGTAATAGACTTAGGGTTAATTAAGTCAGCAATCTGTGAAGCAATATTAGTTTCAATAGATGCAACTTGCTCGTCACCCATAGTCGCTTTTGTCCAAGCCACTACCTCTTCATTAGTAAGTTCATCAAATGGTATGAAGTCAGTAATACCACTAGTATCTAAAACTTGAGTTCCAATATTAGTTGCGCTGACATCAGCATCTTCATCTTTACCTATTACTATCCAGTGTACGTTATACACAACATCTGTGTAATCCCCGTCTGTAGGGTAAACGTCTACAGTTTTGCAATTCCAATCGTAAGTAATCATAGTTTATTGTTTTTGTTGTTATTATTTTGAGCAAGTCGCTACATTAGTTACTACCCCACTTGTATTAGTAGTGTAAGCTATAGAAACTGCTCCAGCTTCTGCTTTTCTATTTCCAGAACTCAATGTTATTGTTCCAGCTGCATTAGTGTAAACAGTGTCATTAACAGCAGGTAAAGCCCCAGTTCCATTGTGATAATAGCCTCCTTCTGCAAGACCATTAAGACAAGCTGAATTTCTGGTAGGATAAGATACGCTGTCCGAAGCAAAAAGAGTAAGAGTTGGACCAGCGCTAGCTCCATAAAAATCATCCATTTTAATAGCACCAGTTGGCACTCCAGCTAAGTCTCTTAAATCAGTGTCTCCTAAGCCAGATGTAGCATTTTGCGCTTTGCCAAGTTCTAAATTAATAGACTCACCGACAGTTGTTCCACCTATAGATAATACGCCTGATGTATTAAGAGCCATAACTTTCTAATTTAGCTTTTAGTTCATCAATTTGTTTTTGCTGTTCTTTCATAGCTTCAATAAGTAATCCAACCATATTGCCATAGGCAACTGCTTTCATACCATTGTCATCTGTTTCTACAACCTCTGGTAATACTTCTTCAACTTCTTGTGCTATTACACCAATACAAGTTTTTTCTTCACCTATCTTGTTGAATTCAACACCTCTTAGTTTATTTACTTTTTCAAGAGCACTATCTATTGTTTTGATATTTTCTTTTACCCTAACATCAGAAAACGCTATAACGTTACCAGTTGCTCTAATAGTACCAGTAACATCTAATTCATAAACTGGCGTTGGGGTTAATATACCAAAATATCCATTAGATTGTAATATTCTTGCTCTTTCAAGACCATTAGTAGCTATAGCAACACCAAAGTAACCTGATAATACTAACGGAATAGAAGCAGAACTTCCGCATGATAATCCATAATGAGCAGTGTCAGCACCATTTAAAGTAAAACTATCTCCAACATTAAATCCAATTTTTACACCATTAGCACTTTCTGTTGTTTCAATGTTACCAGTAACTGCAAGTTTTTCAGTAGGATTTGTGATATTAATACCGACGTTGCCAGCAGAGTCAATAACTACTCTATCAACCTCAGTTCCAAGTGTACCAGTCATAAATTTAATACCACCATATTCACTAACTAAATTAAGTAAATCGCTAGCATCAAGATGTTGAATATATGATCTTCTAGTTCCTGCTTGATAAAAAGACATAAAAGGATTACCAGTTGCGCTACTATCGTCTAATACTAATAACTGACCAGTAGTGCCTGATAATTCTAGTTTTGCCGATGGACTAGTAGTACCAATCCCAACGTTACCATTAGAAATAATACGCATATATTCACTACCATTGGTATTAAATGTCATTGCGTTTGTTGAATGCTGGTATCTTATACGACCAATAGCACCATTTTGCGGATCGCCAAAAGCTATTGAACCATAATTTGTATTTGGGCTTAAAATAGTTAAGCCTGTATCACCGCTACCTTCAATTACTGCATCATTTAGACCATTTAAAGAAGTGGCTCCAATACTTCCTTTAGAAACTACAAATCTCTCACCAGCATTAAAAGTTGTTACTCCAATCCCAACGTTGCCACCATTAAAATGGGTTATACCAGAAGATCTAATTGCTACAGTTGTATCACCAGCGCCTGTGCTTGCAAATAATGCAGCGTTAATTCCTCCTGGTTCATACGCATGGATATTTCCAGCAACTTGTAATTTTTCATTAGGACTAGTTGTACCAATACCAACATTGCCACCGTTGAAATATGAACTACCAGCTGTATTTAAAGAAATTGTAGCTAATTGGCCATTGGCATATAAAACAGTTTGAGCGTTATCTAAACTGTCTATATAAAAATTATGAGTTATACTGTCATCAGTATCTTCTCTTATAAGTAGTGCATTTGAATTTGTAGCAGAGTGAATATCTAATTTAGCCCCAGGACTAGGAGTTCCAATCCCTACGTTGCCGCTGGAGTCAATACGCATTGTTTCAGTTATAGCGCCAGCATCTGTTACTGAACCAAATGTTGTAAGTCCAGAAGCTCCGCCAATATACGACGTGGAGTTTGCCACATCTCCATTACCAATAGTTAGATATGCAAAACCTGTAGATGATTTAATCTGTAATAGATTGTTGCTTAAATTACCGTTTGGTGCAAATGTTGCAGAACCAATTTGTAATTTGGCTCCTGGACTAGTCGTTCCAATCCCGACGTTGCCTGACGAAGAAAATGTTACATCTTGACTTCCTGAAGGGAAAAATTTAATATCACCAGAAGTACCTGGTTTTAATGTTATATTGCCTATTAAACCAGTGCCACCT